TCAAGGGGTTGGCTGCTCGGCCGGCCCCTTGTTTTCTTCTTCTGAGACGTTTTTCGAGACGATCTGCTGGACGTTTGCCCAGGTCAGCAGATCCAACGCGCCCGTGGTGTCGCTGTAGTTCCCCTCCAAGTAAAGCTCCGTGGTGGTTTGGCGGCGCTGGCGCAGCACCTGCTGCACCTTTTTAATCCCCACCTTCTGCAGATCGTTTAAATACTTTGCAGCGGTGTGGCGGATGTCGTGGAAGCCAAAGAGGTCGACCCCCGCCCGCCGGCACAGGCCGCCGCTCTCCTTGTAGGTGCCGTCTTTCCTCCGGCGCCGATAGCCCACCAGGACCCGGTGCGCACGCTGCTCTCCCCGCCAGTTGTTGCCGTGCTCGTCAGGCTGGTAGCAGGCGGGGAAAAGGTGCGGGCTGCCCTTGTCCCTGGTGCGCCATAACTCCTTGAGCAGCGACAGCAGGTCATCGTTGATCCAAAGGCGCTCGTAGCGCATGGAGCCATCGCGGGTCTTGCGGGTGCCTAGCCTGATCCAGCGATGCTCCAGATTCACGTCCTCGTCCCAGCGCAGCCGTAGTATCTCCCCTTTGCGGGCGGCGGTGTGCCAGCAGGCGGCCACCAGCGCCCGCTCCGGCATGGCCGCGGCCATGATCACCTTGAAAATGTCACCGATGGGCAGCAGCCGCCGCGTCTTTTTCTGGTGAGACTTACGCTCGATCACAGCCGTCGGATCGTGCAGGATGCCATAATGGCGGGCCAGCCAGCGATAAAACGACCTGATGTTTTTGAGATCCTTGTTGGCTGCGTGGTTGGATGCTTCGCGGGCTCGCTGATTGAGCAGTTGCAGGATGTCGGGCGGGGTTACGGCCTCGGGCTCCGCATTGCCCACATGTGCCAGGAGTCGCTCAAGCGAGCCGCGTTTTTCATAGTAGGTCTTAGAGGTGCGGTTGATCTGTACTTCATCAAGATGCAGCTCAACCAGGGACAACAATCCTGATGTGCCGCTGGGCAATGTTCGGCCGGCGCGCCGCTTTTTTTCGGCCGCGCACCACGCCTTGGCCTGCGCCTTGTAGGGGAAGGTCGGGCCGTAGACCTTCTCCCCGCGCACCTCCACCCGCGTGCGCCACCCGTATTTGGTCCGCCAGGTGGGCACTAAGCGCCTCGGCGGTGGTGCGCCAGGAGCCGCCCACCTTGGCGGCGGGGAGCCTGCCTTCGCGCATAAGGCGGCGCACCGTCTCCGGGTGCACCCGGAGCAACGAGGCTGCCTCCTCGGGGGTCAGTACGGTCGGAAAGTTGAAAACAGATTCGCCCACAACCGAGATTCCCGGTTGCGGGCGGAGCGAACGTAAGCTGGATCAACGGTAACTGCTCCCGGGGGGAATTGTCAAGGGGGCGCTCACTCTTCCTCAGGAACAAACTTAGTGTCGCCGATGATCTTCACGGACTTAGCGACGGCCTCAAACCGCTTGATGTATTTCTGCAGGTCGGCGAGCGAGGCCCTTCCATCCCACTGTTTTACCGGGATGCTCGGATGCTGCTCGACGTACCTGATTATGTCATCCGCCGTCTCGCCCACCATGGCCTTGTCGGCCGCAAAGATAGTAACTAATAAAACTGGTTCCTGTTGGGGGCCCACCGCGCCAAGGCGGAAACTGATCCCCAACGGGAAATAGTTGCTGGGCACCCCCAAATCCTTGGCCCATTCATGAATCTCGCTTGTGTGCCAATCAATGGAAACGGTCCCTTGGGCATCGCCGTACTGCGTGTCCGCGGTATTAATCGGCATCATTCCCCTCCCTTTTCCCTGTAGGTTAGCAACTCCCGCCCCTCCCCCAGCCGCAGGGCCAGGCCGAGCAGGCCGGCGGCCGCGGCCACGCAGGCCAGGACCAGCAGGCGGCGGATCATTGGGCAGCCTTTTGTATTTTAAAAACCGCCGGCACGTTGAACTTATTCCATCTCTTTTCCGTCTTGCCGTCGCGCATCTTCACCTCGAAAAAAGAAAGACGGCCGGGGAAAGAAAAGCCCACCGACCAAGACTTGACCTTTCCGGCCATGATGGCTGCGTGGCCGCGTGCGAAACCCACAAAATCCAGGAGGAGCGACTCGCGCAAAACATGATCTCGCGGCCGGGCCGGCACGATAGAGGCAGACCAGGTAGAACCCCTTACAACCCTCAACGATTTAAGCCTGTACGGCGTGGGCGGTTCCCGGGGGCCGGAGTAGTCAGCCGGGTACCGAGACACTTTGAATCGGGCCAGGAACCCACAGTCCGAATCATACATCGAGTAAAAATAAGGGTTCCCCTTCTCCTCGCCTTTGAAGTAAAGAGCCAATATCCAACATTTAGCCCTGCCGTCCTTGCCCTCCAGCCTAAGCCGTAAATATTCGAAGAACTGCTCCAGCAGCTTTTCATCGGGCTTACCGGCAGACGGGCGCGGAATCACAACCTCCACCTGCCACCACTGGCCAGGCTCGACTTTACTTTTTGTTATCTCATAAGGGAGGGGCGGATCCGCGGGTCCGAAAAAACCGGGGGGATAATTCATCGGCACCCATTGAAATTCGCGCCTCCCCTTTTCCCAATGTACGAGAGCAAACGACCCCTGCTTCCCGGAGTTCGGCAGAAAAAAGCGCACCCACCAGCGCTCGACCGCCCCTACTTTGTTTTTCTTTTGGGTGGCGATGTAGTCGGCAAGGCGATCAAGGGGGGCCTGGTTTATGGCGTTGCCCGGCGGGGTCTCAACCTGAACGTCTATCTGCCACTTATATGGCGGCAAATCAAACTGCTCGATTATTTTGTAGGCCAACGGCGGTTTGTCGTCGCCGGGCGAGCAAGCGACCAGGAGCATGGCCGCCCCCGCCGCCGCCACCCAAAACATTATGCCCGGGCGTCCCAACTGGCGGCCCCTTTTACTGCCGCACTCCTTGCATTTTTTAATCGCCACGCTCCCCCCTTTCCCTCACGCCCGCCCCCGCTCGGCGAGCCATTCGCTGATCAAGACGAGTTGGCCTGGGGCTCCCGCTCCTTTTTTACGCCCCTGCCCCCGGCCCCCTCTGTTTTTTGCCCGCCGTCTTCATGCACTCGGCTGGCCTCTGGCTCGGAGCGGGACCTCCGATAGCTGGCGGCAACCACCCGCAGCACCCGGTCCACGTCCACCGGGCCGCCGAGCCCCAGGGCCGCGTGGATCTCTTCAACAAGCCTGAGATGGTCCGGCCCCAGCCCCAGGGTCATTAGCTGGCGCTGCAGGCGCTCCACCTGCTCTTCCAGGTCCAATGCCCGCCGGGCCTGCTGGGTGCTGCTTTGGCTGGCCGCGTTGTGCTGGATGGTCAGGGCGTCAATGCGGGTCAAGGCGTCGCCCAGCTCCTTTCGCAGCCGCGCCGTGTCGGCCGGGTCAGAGGCCGGCGGGGCCTCGGGTTTGCGGCCGGTTAGGAGCCAATCTATGGGCACGCCGGCCATAGCCATGCGAGCCAGGTGCTTACCGCTGGGCAGCGACTTGCCATCCAGCCAGGGCTTCACCGAGCCCGAGACCACCCCGCATTTTTTGGCAAACACCGTCCACTTGCCCTGATAATTCTCAGCAATAAACTGCTTTAGGCGCAGGGCAACTGCCCGAAATAATTTCATATCGGAAGTTTCTTGAGTTATATCAACTTTCCCCTTGACAAAAACTGAGATTTCCGACTATTCTCACCAGCAGCTACAGCAACCAAGCCTACCGGAGAGAAGATGTTCTCAAAACAAGCTCCAGCCGCCGCGCAGACAAACCCAGAGCAATCCGCCCTCGGCGCTCGGGCGGCTGATACTCCCCCCCACCTGGACGATAGTAGCCTCTGCGCAACGCCCGAGTCAATCCTCGCCCAGATCGGCACCCTCCTCCCCCTGCTGGGCGTATCTCCCACCCGCCGGATCATGGCCCTCATGCTCCTGAACCCCAACATCGAACGGCCCTCATATCCCGGCCTGGCCAACCTGATCGGCCGCCACCGGGTGTACGTGCACGACGTGTGCACCGAGAAGATTTATGCCCCCCCCACCCGCGAGGCGGTGGCCGCCGCCCTGCACGTGCAGCCCGATCAGATATGGACGCCTGATCCCCATGCCCCCCATGGTGCCGCGTCCGAGGGGGCCTGAAAACTCAAACTGCCCGCGGAGATTCGCGCATGACCTCAAGCACCGAGATCGCCGAGCTGCTCAACGAGATACTGATCACCCACGCCCAGGGCGAGAAGGTGGTGCACCGGGTGGCCGTGGCTGCCGGCGTAAGCGAGCGCACGATCTACGACACCACCTCTGGCCGGCTCAATGCCAGCGTGGAGGTGATCAAGGCCGCGTTCCTGGTCGTCCAGGACCCGCGGCTGCGCAAGCTGCTGGAGCCCGAGGGCTGGCGGCTGGCGCCGGCCGACCAGGTGCCGCCGCCGGCCAGCGACCTGGCCAGCGAGACCGCGGACGTGATCCTGGCCGCCTCCGACAGCCTCAAGGAGGCGCGCCGGGCCATGGCCGACGGCCGGGTGAGCCGGCCCGAGGACGCGGCCCTGCGCCGGGCCCTGGAGCGGGTGCGGCGCGAGACCGACGAGGTGGAGGCGCTTTTGGACAGGGCGCGGGGCGCGGGCGGCAGCCTGCGCCCCGCTGTTGGCGAGGACTAACACAGGGCGCGGGCGGGGCGGACGTAAGCAAGCCAACCCACCCAAGCCGAAACCGGGCTTGAAGGAGCCCAAGACAGGAGAAGGAGATGGCGGACTACGAACAGATGGCGCAGGAACTGGGGTCCAAGCTGACCCCGCAGATCGCCGAGGCCGGCAAGGACATGCTGGGCGCTGGCATCCAGGAGCTCTACGAGAAGGCCAAGGGCACGGCGAACGAGTGGGACGACCTGGGCGTCAAAGCCCTGGCGGCCGTGCTGGGCGTGGAGCTGACGGAGCCGGCCCCGGCCGCCGACGCCGCGCCCGAGACGCCCGCGGCCGAAGCCCCGGCCGCCGAGGTCTAACCGTCAACCAGGGCCCGGGCGGGGCGGCCTGCCCCTCCCGCCCGGGCCCCAACAATCAAGCGAGGGAGCCATGCCGGAAATTCAGTTCCCCGAAGATCCCAGCCCCAGGTCATTTCCGCCCCTGGACAGGTACCCTTTCCGGCCATTGCCCATGGACCGGCGCGGCCGGCCCCTCCTCTCGGGCATACCCGGTCTGCTCTTCTACGAGATCATCTGCGCCGACGACGAGGAATTTTACGTCGCGGCCGAATCGCTGGACGAGGCCCTGGCCATAATCCACCAGGCCAAGCCCCAAGGCATCCAGCACGTGGCAACCGCGCGCCTGCTGCCCCACAACCACATCTTTGTACGCCACCCCGCCGACCATATCGACTTGCCTTCCAGCCCAGTGACCGCGAGCCAGCTCGTGCGCCAGTGGGGCGGCAAGGGCATCACCGGCAACGACCTCTAGGAGCCGCGCATGAAAGCCACCGTTTCCAGCAAGGACCTGGCCCGGCTGCTGGCCACCGCCAAGGGGCTGGTGGAACGCAAGGCAGAGCAGCCGGCCCTGCGCAACGTGCTGCTTCAAGCCGAAGGCACGGAGGTCAGGCTGCGGGCCACGGACTTAGAGACCACTTATATCGGCGCCTGCGCGGCCATGGTGGACGAGGCCGGCGAGCTCTGTCTACCGGCCCATAAGTTAGCCGAAGCAGCCAAAGCCCTGCCCGCAGAAAACGCCCACCTGACGGCCGAAGGCCCGGACCTGGTAATAGAGGCCGCCAAACTTCGTTATCTCTTGCGCGGCTTGGACCCTGTGGACTTTCCGGCCGCGCTCGAAGACGATACGCGCGCCGTGCCCTTGGAGGCGCAGGCCCTGGCCGGAGCCCTAAACCGGGTGATCTTCGCCGCCGCCAAGGAAGACACCCGCTACAACCTGGCGGGCGTGCGCCTGGAGGTGCGCGAGGACAACGCGGACCTGCTCCTGCGCATGGTGGCCACCAACGGCCACGTGCTCTGCCTGTGCGACCTGGACCTAGACCCGGCCGACAACGCCATGGCCCTGCTGGAGGAGTTCAAGGCCGGGGCCCTGCTGCCCAACCGGGCGGCCAAGGCCATGCTGGGCATGCTGCCCAAGGAAGGCGAGGTGACCCTGGGCCTGGGCCGCGATTGGACCACGCTCCGGGTCAACGGCGATCTGCTCCGGGTGCGCAACCCGGAGTGCGATTTCCCCGATTACGACAAGGTGATCCCCAGCCGGCCGCCGCTCCAGGCCATCGTGCCCCGCCAAAAACTGGTCCAGGTGGCCAAGCGGGTGGCCCTGATCGAGGGCGGCCGGGAGCGGCGGCTGACCCTGAAGTTTTCCGAAGGGCTGCTGGAGCTCAGCGCGGCCAACCCCGACCTGGGCGAGGCCCGCGAGCACCTGGAGATCGAGTGGCCCCGCGGCGAAATGACCCTGGGCCTGAACGCCCGTTATCTGTTGGACGTATGCGGGGCTCTGAGCAGCGAGGAGATCAGCCTGGGGATCAAGGACGAACACTCGCAGGTGACCATCGCCGCCGACAGCGAGGGGGACAGCCGGTTCCTGGGCATTATCATGCCCATGAGGTTGTAACAGCCATGAGCCGCGCCACAGAGACAGTTTTCTACCTATTGGCCCTGCTGGCCGGCCTGGCCTGCGCCTGGGCCGGGCCGCTGGGAAGGTGAGCATGGATACTCCTTCGCTTTGGCCTCAGTCCAATGTGGAACAGTGGGGAGGCAACGGCCTCCGGCGGCTGTTCCGGCAGTTCGACCGGCTCACCGCAGCCAGCCTGGAGATCGAGGCCGAGGCCCTGCGCCTTTTCCCCACCCAGGACAGCATCCTTCATTCCGAGCGGGCCGAGGTCGAGCCCGGGCGGGAGGTGGAGATCCTGGCCCCGCGGGCGGCGTTCCTGGCCTTTGTGCTGCGCCACGAGGCCGCGCTGGCCCGGCGGCAAAAGGAGGCCCGATGCGCGCGTTCGTAGCCCTGCAAACACCGCCGCCGGCGCCCAAGGTATTCCGCTGCTACCATTGCCCGGCCACGGCGGTGACCAACAACGGCCGGCCGCCGGTCACCTGGCGCCGGCCCTGGAGCGGCCGCATCGCACTCGGTCAAGACGAGCCCCTGGCCTGCCCGGCTTGCCAGGAGCGGACGCGGCCGCAACCCAAATCGTCTCCCTCCGCCCGGGCCGGGCGTCTCGACCGCGCCCCGGCGTGCCCAAGCTCCGTGCCGGCCGAGGCCCATCGGGCTGCAAATCCCAACCCGGGATCGCCTGGCTCACACCCCCACACGGCCGCCGGGCCGGGCGCAACGGAGCAAGCCCGGCGGTCTTTTTAGGAGGAGCGGCGATGCGATACTTGCTGGATACCTGCCCAGTCTGCGGCAAAGCGCACGCCGCCAATGCGGCGGGGGCGTTGCGAATAAGCATCGTGGTGCAGGGCAAGCCCGCCGACGCGCTGACAAGCGACACCATCCCCGTGTCGCCCATCGCCCGCAAGTGCCTGCCCGGCGCGGTGCTGCTGGTCCGGGAGCACCTGATCCCCGGCCTGCTGGAGATGCTGGGCGCGGAGGAGGAGGGGCAGGAATGAGCGGCGACACGGAGATGAAATTCCCCGCTGGCATGTTCAAGGGCCGGTCGGTGGAAGACTGTCCGGGTTGGTACCTGCGGCGGGTGGCCGAGAACTGGAAAGAGCGCACCGAGCAGGACAAGGCGCTGATGCGGGCCGTCAACACGGAGTTGGAATTCAGGGAAAGGCACGGGGAGCCATGAGCGGTGTTGACCTGATCGCGGCAGAGCGGCAGCCATGAGCGGCTACCTCGTGTTTCCCCCCCGCACGCGCCTCTGGTGGTGGAAGCGCCGCGATCAGGTGCTGGAGGCGCTGCTCTTCGCTCTCACGGCCGCGGCCATCTGGGCGGCCAACGCGCCGGAGCACCGGCTGCTGGGCAGCGTCCTGGGGCTGATCTCCGCGCCGTTGTGGGTGTGGTTCACGGCTCGCGACGGCCGCTGGTTCTTGGCTGCGGCCAGCGTGGTCTGCGGCGCGGCCTGGGCGCGGGGACTGGCCGAGCTGATCTGGAGTTGACGGCGTGAGCACGTCCCACGACGATCTAGGGGCGCTGGCGGTGCGGCGGGCGCGGCAGGCCCGCGCGGCCGAGGCGCTGATCCGGGACTTCGGCGGCGGGGCCACCCTGCGCCAGGTGGCGGAGCGGGCCCGGCGGCAGAGCGCGCGGCTCAACGCCCGCTGCCTGCGCATGCGCCAGGCCGCCGAGTGCGGCCCCCGGCCCAGCGAGCAGCGGCTGAACCTGGACGAGCTGCTGGGGGCGGGGGCGTGAGTGGAGGCGCTGCTCACGCACCAGTGCCGCCGGCGCGAGGGAGTGCGGCTCACGGCCAGCGGCTGCGCCGCGCGGCTGAAGCGGCTGGCGGGCGTGGATCTGCACCGGGTGCGAACCGGGGACGAGGCGCTGCTGGAAATCGCGCTGCAATGCGGCGACTGCCCAGGGCCGGCGCCCCTGGAGGAGCCGGTGACGGTCACCGGCCTGGCCGGGCCCGCGCCGCGCAGGAAAAAGGGAGGCTCCAAGGTGCCTGACATCTGCCGGACCAAGGGCTGTGGCCGCTTCCAGGCCGTGGACGACGCGGGCAGGCCGCTGGGCTATTGCGCGGACTGCCTGAAAAAGCAGGAGGGCGCGCCGCCGCCCGCGCCCGCGCCCAAAAAGGAGAAGCCGGTGAGAGAGAAACCCCCTGAGGCCGCGCTCCTGTGCCCGCACTGCGGCCAGCGGCCCCAGACCAAAGACAAGAACGGCAAGTGGGCGGGCCGCTGCACCCCCTGCTCCCGGGAAAACGCCAAGCAGATGAGCACGCCGGAGGCCCACGCCAAGGGCGTGGCCACGCGGGCGGCCAAGCTGGCGCGGGCGCGACAGGAGGGCGTGCTGGAGGGCCTGCGCCTGGGAAAGCGGCAGGCTGAGGCGGTGATCCATGACCGGCTGGGGGAGGCCCTGCACATGCGGCGGGACGAGCTGGCCATGCTGCTGGCGGAGCCAGAGGTCAGCGCCACCGACCTGCGGCGGGGCATCGTGGATATGATCGCCGCCCTGGACGCGGCGGCCACGGCCGGGGCGCTGCCGGGGTGGGAAGGGTAGCGGGGTGAGCGTGATCTACGAGCCAAGGGGCCGGGCCAGGGAATACGCGCCCCTGGCCTGCAACCTGTACGTGGGCTGCGCCCACGGCTGCACCTATTGCTGGGCGGCCGCCTTCGCGGTGAAACAGGGGCTGGTCCAGAGCCGCGCCGAGTTCCACGCCAGCCCACGCCCGCGTCTGGGAGTGCTCAAAAATTTCGCCCGCGAGGCCGAGGCGCTGGGGGCGGCCAAGGACCAGCGGCCGGTGCAGCTCTGCTTTACCACCGACCCCTGCCAGCCCATCGAGGCCGAGCACCATCTGACCCGCGACGCCCTGCGGATCATGGCCGAGAACGGACTGCGCGCCCAGGTGCTCACCAAGGGCGACGCGGCGGGACTGGGCACCATCAACAAGCTGGCCTGGCGGCCGGACAACCTGTTCGGCGCGAGCCTGTGCTCGTTGGGCGGCGAGGGCCTGGAGGAGTGGGAGCCGGGGGCCATCAGCCCGGTGCGCCGGGTCGCCGGTCTAGCCAAGGCCAAGGACCTGGGCCTAACCACCTGGGTGAGCCTGGAGCCCACCATCTGGCCGGCGCGCAGCCTGAATCTGATCCGGGTGCTGGACGAGCGCGTGGACTGCTTTGCCGTGGGCAAGCTGAACTACGGCCAGCCGCCGGAGCCGGTGAACTGGGCCGAATACCGCGAGGCGGCCGTGGCGCTGCTGGAAGCCCAAGGGCGGGAGCGGGTGCACAGCCCCGGCGACACGCGCCCCGGAGAGCGGACGTACCTGATCAAGCACGATCTGGAGGCGGCATGATACGGCTGTTGATCGCGGGCGCGGCGCTGCTGACGGCGGCGGCGACCCTGGGCATGGCCCTGGCCTGGTGGGCGGCCACGGCCAGAATAGAAGCGGCATTTCGGTAGATCGGCAGGGGAGTTTCGGTAGGAGATAGGAGAAAGGAGACAAAATGACTTTTGAGGAATATCTGAAAAAACACCACGATCTAAAAATCATCGATCACGCCCTGCGGGCAGCAGTCGACGAAAAAGGTCAGGTGACATTTTATATCCATCCCGCAGATCGCGATGGCGACACCTTGGATTTTTTGGTCCAAGGCAACACCCTTTGGGCTAACCCCAACGTACGCTATTAGGAGGCCAGCATGGATACGGGAGCCGGAAGATTCAAACCAGTCGTTTCTATGGAGCAATGGGGAGAGCTGCAAGGGATGCACCCCAATCACGGAGGGACGTTTCGGGTCGGCGAAGAGCTGGAGATCAAAGGGTCGCGATTCAGAGTGAAAAAAATCAAGCCCAAGGAATTGGTGCTGAAGCTTTTACCCAAAGACCCAGGCAACTAACCACAAACCCGGCCCAACCCTTGCACCTGAGCGGGGTCAAACCATAGCAGGAGGCTGCAAAATGCGGACCATGACCAAGCACCGGCTGTGGATAATCGGCTGGACAGCGGTGGGGCTGGTGTCCCTGCTGCTGCTGGCCCAGGGCGCGCGCGGCAAGGAGATCAGGTACACGGCCGCCGTCATCGCCGCGCACGACGCGGACACCTACACCCGCTGGGACGAGGAGCTGGGCGGGGTGCCGCTGCGCCTGGCCTGCGCGGACGCGCCGGAGAAGCCCACCCCGCGACGGACGCTCCAGCCCGGCGCCAATCAGGCCGCCAGGTTCGCGGCCCGGCTGGTGCTGGGCGAGAAGGTGCTGGCGGCGCACGTGGGCGGCAGCTACAGGCGCGAGATCGTTCACGTCGCGCTGCCCGACGGCCGCGACCTGGCCGCGGTGCTGGTGCGCGCGGGCTGGGCCTGGGCCGAGGTGAAGTACCCCTACTGCCGGGCCAAGGCCGCGGAGCTGCTGCGCCTGGAGGCCGAGGCGCGGGCGGCCAAGCGCGGGCTCTGGGGCCTGCCGGGCAAACCGGTGCGGCCCTGCCGCTGGCGAGGGAAGGAGTGCGAATGAGCCTAACCTTTGCCGATGCGATAGCCCGGCGCAAACTGAGTGCGCCTCCCGAATGGGAGGGCTGCACCTACAAATGGATGGACGGAACGCGGGACTTGATTATCTCAGGCAGCGTTCCTCGCCGCCTGATTCGCGGTCCCAACAAAGGTCAAAAGCGGTGGGCCAGGCCCTTGCAGACGGCCGTGGTGACGCGAGAGGAAATAGAGACGGAGGCCCAAAGGTACGAGGCGGAGACCGGAAACTGCTCCAAGTGCGAGGGAAAAGGCAAAGTCTTCCGAGAGTGGAGTATCGAGACCGGCACCCGCTACGCGCCCTGCCCCAAATGCCAGGGAACCGGCAAAGCCAAGGGCGAGCCCCAGCCATGAGCATGCCCTGCTTCGCGGTGTGGGCGCCCTGGGGCAGCTTGATCATGGCCGGCGCCAAGGACGTGGAGAACCGGCGCCGGCCGGCGCCCGCCCGGTACACGCTGCCCCTGGAGGTGCTGGTGTACCAGGGGGCGCGGTGGGACCACACCCTGGAGATGGGCCGATTCGTGGACCTGCTGGGCGGCCAAGCGCAGGTGGCCGAGTTGTTGGCCAGGGCCTGGCAGCGCGAGCGCATCCTGGGCTGGGACCTGATAGCCCTGTGGCTGGGCCTGCAAATAGACCTGGCCCGGCGGGCCATCCTGGGCACGGTCAAGATCACCGGCTGCCGGCAGGACAGCAAGAGCCGATGGGCCGCGCCTGGCGCTTGGCACTGGGAGCTTGCCGATCCTAAACCCTTTGATCGGCCGGTGACCTACCTGGCCGGCCGCCGGGCCAATTCGTTTTTTCTGGCCCCCAGCCCCAACGAGCACGAATTATTCAAGCCCCACGACGGCCGCACGCGCCGGGTGGACGTGCGGGTGGAGTGCCCGGACGTGATGATCACCCAGCCGGGGCGGTGGGGGAATCCTTTCAGGACTAGGAGAGTTGATAGCCGCTGGGCCGTAGAGCAATGGGACAGAGATTTTGGGCAGTGGGTTGATTTACGTAATCGATATCTGAAGCCCTACGGCCCTTGCGATACCAAGGCCGCGGCGCTGGGGGCGTGCATCAAGGCCTATGAATCATGGTTACGGTCAAACGGCCAGCTCATGGCCCGCCTGCCCGAGCTGAAAGGCAAGCGCCTGGGCTGCTACTGCCGGGCTGACCAGCCCTGCCATGGCGACGTGCTGGTGCGGCTGGCGGAGGAGACGTGAACCGATCTGAGATTTACCGGGCCCTGGGCTATGAGTCCTGCCCGCAGCGGGAGGAGTGCGCCGGCTGCGGCTGGGCCCGGCAGGACGGGCAAACCCGCAAGTGGCGCTGCTTCCGGCCCCGGGCCCTGGCGCTGAACGGAGACGAGCTGCTGATGGTGAGCGCGCGGGGCTGGTGCCCGGCGTGGATCAAAAACGCAGAGGCGGCGGCGTGATCCTGATAGACGCCCAGGGGCACATAGCCAGCACCGACAGCGCCGAGGAGCTACACGCCTTCGCTGCCCGTCTGGGCCTGCGCCGGGAGTGGTACCAGGGCGGCAGGCACCCTCACTACGATCTGACCACCGAGCGGGCCCGGCAACGGGCACTGGCCGCCGGCGCGGTCCTCGTCATGCCGACGCTTCTGGCGGTCTGGGCCTGGTGGAGCCGGCGCGAACCAACTGCGCCGATTTTGGTGGCCCTGGGCCGCTGGCGCATGGACCTGGGCGACGAGGCCGCGCTACAGGGGCAGATCGCCCATGCCCTGAAGGCCGCGGGTCTGCCCTTCACGCGCGAGGCCCAGCTTTCCCCCCGGGACCGGATTGATTTCATGGTGGGGCCGGTGGGCATGGAGGTCAAGATCAAGGGCGGGCCCGCGGAGATAAAGCGCCAGTGCGCCCGCTACTGCGAGACGGGTCGCATCGGGGCTCTGATCCTGGCCACCCGCCGGCGCATCGGCCTGCCGGCCGAGATCGCGGGCGTGCCCTGCCTGGAGCTGAACCTGTCGGAGGCGTGGATGTGAGGACCTACGGGGATCTGGTCTTCTGGTGGGGCAATATCCACCAAGACGGCGAGCGCTGGTGGATCATCCGCGAGCTGGAGCCCCAGGTCTGCATCCGCCTCAAGCACGTTTTTCAGGGCATAGCCAAGGGCCGCACGGCGCCCTTCCGATTGCCCGACACCCTGGCCGCGGCCGCGGACCTGGCCTGGTTCGTGAGCCGCTACCCCCTGCGCATGAGCGAGGGCGACCGCGCCCGCCTGGAACAGCGCCAGCAGCGGTTTTGGGCCGACCAGGAGGAGATGGCGCAGATACTCAGCCCCGACTACCAGCCCCAGGGCGAGTGGCGCTTGCGGCCCGGCGAGGCGCTGCGGCCCTACCAAGCCCGCACCGTGGCCCTGCTGCGCAAAAACCGGGCCCTGCTCTGCGCCGACGAGCTGGGCCTGGGCAAGACCTACACCGGCCTGGCCGCCGCCGCCCACCCCGACGCGCTGCCCGCCCTGGTGGTGGCCGAGCCGCACCTGCAAAATCAGTGGGCCCGCCGGGCCATGGCTTTCGCCGGCCTGAACAGCCATATCATCCGCAAGTCCAAGCCCTACCCGCTGCCCCCCAAGGATCTGTTCATCATCACCTATCACAAGCTGGCCGGCTGGGTGGACGTTTTCGCGGCCAAGCCGCCGGGGCTGCTAATCCTGGAGGAGGCCCAATCGCTGCGCAAGGGCGACACTACCAACAAGGGCCTGGCGGCCCGGGCCGTCGCCGCGGGCGGCCGCTACGTCCTGGGGCTCACAGCCACGCCCATCTACAACTACGGCGTGGAGATTTACAACCTGCTGGACATCATGCGGCCGGGCTGCCTGGGCCGGCGGGAGGACTTTGAGCGGGAGTGGGTGGGCAACGGACGAAAGGGCCTGGTGCGCGATCCCAGGGCCCTGGGCGCCTTTCTGCGCGAGGCGCACCTGATGCTGCGCCACACCCGCAAGGAGGTGGGGCGGCAGTTGCCGCCGGTCAATGTGATCCTGGAGACGGTGGACCACGACAGCCGGCCGCTGCGAGACGTGGAGGCGCTGGCCGAGCGCCTGGCCGCCGCCACCCTGCGTGGCAGCTTCACCGAACGCGGCGAGGCGTCCCGGCAATTCGACATGTTGCTGCGCCAGGCCACGGGCCTGGCCAAGGCGCCCCATGTGGCCCAATACGCGCGCCTGTTCGCCGAGAGCGGCGAGCCCGTGCTCCTGGCCGGCTGGCACCGCGCGGTCTACGAGGTCTGGCTAAAGGCCTTGGCTGACCTCAACCCGGTGCTCTACACGGGCAGCGAGTCGCCGGCCCAGAAAGAGGCCAGCGTGCGCGAGTTCATGGGGGGCCGCAGCCAGGTGATGATTATGTCCCTGCGCTCGGGCATCGGACTGGACGTGCTGCAGGGGCGCTGCAGCACCGTGGTCTTCGGCGAGTTGGACTGGAGCCCCAAGGTGCACGAGCAATTGATCGGTCGGGTGCACCGCGACGGCCAGCGAAACCCGGTGATGGCCGTGTACCTGACCAGCGAGGAGGGCTCCGACCCCACCATGATCGAGGTGCTGGGGGTCAAGGCCCACCAGGCCCAGGGCGTGACCGACCCGCTGCTGGCGGCCCAGCCCGTGCATAGCGATCCGGCGCGGGTCAAGGCCCTGGCCCGGGACTACCTGGCCCGGCGCGGCCAAAGGAGGGCGGCATGATTGAGCCCGGCGCGACCCTGGACAAGGCGCGGGCGCTGATCACCGGAGAGCGCCACCGGGCCTACGGCCCGCCCGCCCAGGCCCTGGGGGCCGTGGCCGACGCCTGGCGCGCCTACTGGGCCGCCAAGGGCCTGCACGTGCCCTTTTCGGCCGCAATTGGCGAAGGCATCATCTAGGCGGAGGGGCGCGTGTCGGGCTACTCGCAGATCAACGGCGGCCAGGTTTGGTACGAGTTGGCCAAGGCCGAGGTCAACTCGGACGCCCGTAGCCTGTTCTTTTTCTTGCTGGCGCCAGCCACCGAGCGCCCCACGGCGGGGCTCCGGCGTTTCCTGCCCAGCGAGCCCCTGTCCTTCATGCCGGACTGGTCGCTGGAGACGGCCCAGGAGGCGCTTAGGGCCCTAGAGAGGGCCGATCTGGTGCGATACGACCCCAAGGCCGCGCTAATCTTTGTCCCCTTCCTCTTGGTGATGCAACCCTGCAAGGGGCCCAACGCAGTCAACGGAGCGGCCAGCGCCATAGAGAATTACCCGGACTCGCCCGTGCTGGCCGGCGCCCTGGAGCATCTGGCCCAGGCCGCGCGGGAGGCCGCGGCCAACGCCCGGGAGCGCGCCGATGGCGACGCCAAGAAAAAGGAGTCCGCGGAGCGCTCGGCCGAGCAAATGGAGGACCTGGCCCGGTCCCTGACCGCGCGCCTGAGCCGTGTGGGCCAGGGCGAGTTGCCCCTGCAACCCCCTGCCAAGGGGCTTGCAAGCCCCTCTCTAGGGGATGCCAAGGGGCTTCAAAGGGGCTCGGAAACCCCTTCAAAGGGGCTTGGCCCGGCGGCCGAAAACAAAACCGGAAGCCCCTCCGAAGCCCCTTCGGAAGCCCCTCCGAAGGGGGTGCCAAGGGGCTTGCGAAGCCCCTTCGAAGGGGCTTCTCGCGTAACGCGCGCGCGTGCGCGACCCGATCCCGAACCCGAGCCCGAAGAAAAAGAGTCCCCCCGAAAGCCCCCCCCACGCGGCGGACCGCCCAGCCGGCTGGGCAGCGTCCTGGGAAGGTTGGGAATGGGCAAAGGCAAAGACCCAGGAGGCAATCCGTGAACGCACAAAGCGCCATGCTAGGGCCAGAGGCCAGCCAAGAGAGGCCGCCTTGCCCTTCCTGCCCCCCGGAGATCACCGAAGGCATCTGCCGGCGGTGCGGCGGGGTCACCAAGCCATGGGTCTATTACGCCCAAGTCATGGGCGGGTGGCGCTGGGTAGAGCCGCCCGAGCTTTGCGAGCGATGCAGCGCCCAGGCCGAGCGCCGGGCCGAGGCCATAGAGCGCCGCGACGCCTACGCCGACCTGGTGGCCAAGGCCGGACTGCCCACCGAAGCCAGCGAGTGGACGTTCGCCAAGGCGGCCGCGGCCGCGGCCCGGCTCAAGACGGGCGAGGACCTGGCGGCCTGGCAGCGCGCTTGGGAGCAGGCGCGGTGCTGGCAGTCCGACAGCTTCGGCCTGCTGCTGCAGGGCCCCACGGGCACGGGCAAGACCGTGCTGGCCGTGTGCGCGCTCAAGGGCTGGCTCTGGCGGCGGCAGGCTCCGGGGCTGTACGTCTCGGCGCCGGCGGTCAACGCGGCCCTGGGCGCCAAGCGCCGGCCCGAGCGCAAGGCCTGGGCGCGGGAGGCGCTGGAGGCGGGTCAGGCCGCGGGCCTGGTGGTGGTGGACGACTTCGCGGTGGAGCGGCTCCTGGCCGAGGCGCAGCGGGCGCTGGTGGCCCTGGTGGACCGGCGCCGGGCGGACGGCCGGCCCACGCTGCTGGTCACCAACGCCGACCGGGAGCAGATCGCCGCCCGCTTCCGGCGCGCGGATCCGCACGGCCGGCTGGCCGACCGCCTGGCCGACTACTGCCCCACGGTGCTGGTGGAGGGCGAGAGCTTCCGCCGGCTGATGGCAGGGGGCGCGTGATGGCGAGGTTTCGCGCTGCCGGCCGACACTACAGGCCGCCCTGGTCTGCTACGGCCGCCAGCATGCTCTGGTACAGCCAACAATTGCGCCGGCTAAAGCGACAGGTTGAACCGCAGCTTGAAGTCGGGGTGTTGGGCGACATAGTGCGCCAAAACCAAGGGGTGACGGCCGCCCGCGCCAAGGAGCTTCTTGACTCACTCCTGGCCGAGGCAGCCCGGAAAGAGGCGGCAGCTCGGAGGTTGCTGCGCACCACGCCGCTGCGGCGGGGCTGGGTGCGGTGCCGGCGCGTGGCGGACTCTCCCGGCGGCCCCGTGGCCGACACAGACGAACTGCGCCGGGCCCTGTACGCCCCCCCCAAGGGGCGGCCATGAACGTGGTGATAAATCCCTTCCCCCGCGAGGTGGCCGACGCGGTGGTGGACCTGTTGGAGCGCTGGTTGGAGTGGCGGTCCCTGCAGGGCGTGATCAGCTCCATCCGCCTGCCGGACCCGGACCTGGTCTATCGCATCACCGGGCACGGCGAAGTGGCCAGCCGGCGGTTCATCCTGGCCCCCTGCACCGCGCCCAGAGACCCAGGCCGCATGTTCGACTTCAACCTGGCGTTCCTGGACCTGGAGCCGGACCAGCAGCTTTATATCCTGGCCTGGCTATCACGCAAGGAGGACCCATGGCTCGAGGGCAAGAGCTGGAGCAGCTTGCTAAGCTCGTTGGACATGACCCGGTGGCAGTTCGCAAAGCTGCTCATCGGCGCCTTGCAGGCGCTGGCGGGGATATGCCGGGAGAGGAGGCTCATATGAGGCCCGAGCGGGTGGACTTCCTCTCCGGCTGGACGGCCATTGCCGTTGAGTTGGGCGTCTGCGAGAGGACCGTCCGGCGCTGGCATCAGAGGTACGGCCTGCCCGTGGAGTTCCTGGGCAATAACCCCACCACCACGCGGGCTAAGCTGCAGGCCTGGGCCGACCACCCCAACTCGCGCAAGGGCGGTAGGAAGAAGGGCAGGGATGCTTAGCAAGCTGTTCATGCTGCTGGCGGCCGCGCTGTTGGTGGGGTTGGCCGTGGCCAACCTGGGGGCCAATACCATCGCCGCCATCGTCGTGTTGTGGTGGCTGCTGGGCTGCCTGGTCACCCGGTGGGCCTGGGCCGTGTTCGTGGGCCAGGACAGGAGCAGCGCCTGGAAGTGGGGATGGGCCGTGGCCCTGGGGGGCGCCTGGCCTCTCTGGGCGACGCTGGCCGCCCTGGCGCTGGCCGGGGAAGCGGCCTCCGCGGGCGACGAGGGTGCGGGAAAGGGCGGGTGTCCGTAATTGTCCGCGTTTGTCCGCAAATGTCCGCACTAGTCCGTTGACTAGGGGGGTGCACCCCCCTAAGATATGTACAATCTCAACGTTGTGTGCACGGCGGGCCCGGAGCCCGCCGCTTCCTTTTCGGCGCAGGGGGTGTGCACCATGATCCCGCGGGCCAAAACCCGCCACGCCCAATCCGCGCAGGAGGGGCCGCTTCGGCGGCCTTTTGCTTTATGGCCTACCTGGTCCTAGAGCCGGGCAAGTTCGACGAGGTAGCGGCTAAGCTGAGCCGGGTCGCCGGCGGCCTGGCAAAGGTCCTAGAGTCTGGCTTGCACCGCACCTCCAAGGGGATGGCCACCGACACGGCCCGCGCCGGCCGCGAGATATACAACATCAAGCACGGGCAAATCATCCGCGACCTACGGAAGATATTCCCCAAGATTGCCCGGGGTGACTTCTCTACTGGCGTGGACATCGCTCGCAAGGCGCGGAGGCTATCGCTGATGGGCTACTCGCCCCGGCCCAGCAAGCCGGTGAGCAAGGGCGGCACCCGGCCAAGGCAGGGGCCTACGGTGCTGATCCGCAAGGACCGCGGCCGCAAGGCGGTCAAGGGCGCCTTCATCGCCAGTCCCAAGACAGCCGACGGCACCGAGCCCAGCGGCTATGTCATGTTCAAACGCAAGGGCAAGGCCCGGACGCCGATCAAAAAGCTAACCGGCCCGGGCGTGATCAGCATTCTCAAGCGAGAGCAAGTGAGGCAGCGGGTATCGGGCAACGCCCTGGAGCGGCTGCACAAGCAGCTTGACTACGGGACCGAGCGGCTGCTGCAGCGCGCGGGACTAGCGTAAGAGCCAATGCACTCGGGCGCCTGCATAAAAGCAGGCGATCGTTGACACCCCCCTGCGGATGGTGTCAACCCGGGCCTACTCGCGTCCGCGAAGGTCCAGCCGAGCCCACAACATGCCAGCGAACAGGCAATAATTTAAACCTCTTATAACCATCCAGACAATTGATCGCGCCGCCTCAAGGTACTACCAAGGGGGGTACCCCAAACGGGTCGGACGCGAATCGCAATAAATCGTCAACTAATGGGATCAAATTGGGGTTGACAGTTGACGCCCTAGCGTCAACCAGGTTCACGGAAGGAAGCCGTATTTTTTCGGGAAGTTACGGGCGGCCCGGTCAACCGGGGCCGCCTTCCTTTTTTACCGGCAACCACAAGGAGAGACGAGGGTTGCTGAGCGGGGATGACGCCCCCGCCCAGCGACCGGATGGTGCGAGCATCCGACCAGGCTAACGCCCAACCCTCCTGCCCTGCAGGGCGGGGGTAGCTTAGCACGGAGAGTCGGATGAAGGCACTGACCATCGAGCAGTGGCCGCTGGAGCGGCTGCGCCCCTACGCCCGCGACCTGACCAAACAAGACGACGCCACCGTGGCCCGCATGGCCGACCTGGTCCGCACCTATGGCATGCGCCTGCCCCTGCTGGCCACCAGCGACGGCTGGATCATCGACGGCAAGCTGCGCCTTAAGGCGGTCGTTACCTTGACCGGCGACGAGGTGGAGCGCCTGGGGCTGGCCACACTGCCGGTGATCCCGGCCGATGACCTGCGCCCCGAGGAGGTCCGGGCCCTGCGCCTGGCCCTCAAGCGCTCGGCATCCTGGGCGCCCTGGGACAAAGAGGCGCTGGCCGAGGAGCTGCTGGATCTGGAGGCGCTTGACGTTGACCTGAGCCTCACCGGCTTTGACGAGGAGGAGCTACGGGCCCTGCTGGGCGACGTGGCCGCCACCGATCTGCCCACGCTTCCCAGTGGCGACAAGGACCCGTTTCAGCAGATGGTCTTCACCCTGCACGACCAACAGGCCGAGCGGGTGAAGGAGGCGCTGTCGGTCTCCAAAGGCATGGGGCACTTTGACCAGGAGCTGAACCGCAACTCCAACGGCAACGCCCTGGCGCGGGTCTGCGACAGCTTCCTGGCGGCCCATGCCTAGCGCCAAGGACATAAGGGTGGCCCCCATCGCCGCCCGCGACGCCAACCGCGTGGTGCAGCGCTGCCACTACAGCGGCAAGGTGGTGCAGAACAGCCAGCTCCATCTGGGGGTGTTCCTGGCCGGCCGCCTCGAGGGCGCCATGCAGTTCGGCCCCTCCTTGGACAAGCGCAAGCTGCAGGGGCTGGTGCGGGACACGCCCTGGAACGGCTTCATCGAGCTCAACCGCATGGCCTTCGGCGAGCGGCTGCCGCGCAACAGCGAAAGCCGCGCCCTGGGCGTGGCCCTGCGGATGCTTAGGAAGCACTACCCGCACCTGCAGTGGGTGGTCTCCTTCGCCGATGGGATGCAGTGCGGCGACGGCACCATCTACCGCGCCGCCGGCTTTGCCCTCACCGGCTACAGCCAGGGCAGCATGTGGCGGCTGCCGCCGGACCTGGTGCCCCTGAACGGCGGCCCGGTGGCCCACCTGCTCAAGGTGCAGGACAAAACCAGCCGCCTCTCGCGGGAGATTCTGCGGCGCACCAAAGGAAAGAACATCGGCATCAAAAAATACGTGGAGCTTTTCGGCGGGGAGGTCCTGCCCGGCTACCAGTTCCGCTACCTCTACTTTTTGGACCCCACCGCCCGCCGCCGACTGACGGTCCCAGTCCTGCCCTTCAGCACCATCGCCGGGCTGGGCGCGGGCATGTACCGAGGAGAAAAGGTTGAGCGTGGGAAGTAGGCGATGGGCCCTGCCCGGGCCACAGCGGCGGCGCGACACCGACCCTCACGCTCCAAAAGGACACTCCCTTGCCCGAGCTGATCATCCAGGCTGAATACGCGCGCCGCAGGGGCGTCTCCCGGGCTGCGGTCTCCAAGTGGGTCAAGCGGGGCCTGGTCCCCGTGGACCAGGAAACGGGCAAGATCAACCCCGAGGCGGCCGATGCCGCCCTGGACGCCAACCGCGACCCGTCCCGCACCCCGCCCCGCCCCCCCGGGCCCAAGCAGGTCCGGGTGCCGGGCGAGGGCGAGCTCAAGCCCCGCGAGCTGACGGACCTGACCAAGGCCCGGACCGTCCGCGAGGCCGTCAAGGCCCAGCGCGAAAAGTTCGAGCTGGACAAGGAAACGGGCAAGCTGGTCAGGCGCCAGGAGGTCGAGGACGCCGCCTTCCTGGCCGTCCGCACCCTCCGCGACCAGCTCCGCGGCATGCCGGCCAAGCTGGCCCCCCGGCTGGCCCTGGCCGACACCCCGGCCAAGGCGGCCGAGATACTCGAGGCGGAGATAACCGAACACCTGGAGGGCCTCAGCGCCAAGTTCCAAAAGCTGGCCCGCCAGCAGCCGGCCCATGATTCTAGCTGAGACCATCGCCCGGGCCATCGCGCCCCCGGCCAAGACCACCGTCAGCCAATGGGCGGACCGACACCGCGTCCTGGCGGGCCCCGCCGTGGCCGAGTCCGGCCGCTGGCGGACCTCCCGCGTGGAGTACACGCGGGAGATCATGGACTGCTTCAGCGACCCGGCCGTGGAGACGGTCTCCTGGATGGCCGCCTCCCAGGTGGGCAAGTCTGAGCTCATCCTGAACGTCGCCGGCTACTTCGTGCACGTGGATCCCTGCCCGATGCTCATCGTGCAGGACACGCTGCCCAGCGCGCGGGACTTCAGCCAGTCGCGCCTCGCGCCCATGATCGAGGAGACGCCTTGCCTGCGGGCCAAGGTGGCCGAGCCCAAGGGGCGCGACCCGGACAACACCCTGCTGCGCAAGACCTACGCCGGCGGCCAGATATCCCTGGCCAGCGCCCAGAGCCCGGGCGACCTTTCCGGCCGTCCGCGGCGGGTGGTGCTGGCCGACGAGCTGGGCCGCTACGAGGACACGCGCGAGGGCGACCCCGTGGCCCTCATGCGGCGGCGCACCAGCAACTTCTGGAACCGCAAGTTGGGCTTTTTAAGCTCGCCGGCGGACAAGGGCACCTGCCGCATAGAAGGGCAGTTCCTGGAAGGCGACCGGCGGCGCTTCCATGTGCCCTGCCCGCACTGCGGCCGCGAGCAGGTCCTCAGGCACCCCAACGTGGTCTGGGACAAGCTCGAGGACGAGAACGGCAACCCGGTCCGCGACGAGAACGGCAAGCTGATCCACCTGCCGGAGACGGCGCGCTACGCCTGCGAAGCCTGCGGCTCCCTGTGGGGCGACGCCGAGCGGGACCGGGCCGTGCGCCGCGGCCGCTGGGTGGCGGAGCGGCCCTTCAAGGGCCACGCCAGCTTCCACTTGAACGCGCTCTACAGCCCCTGGGTGCCCCTGGCCAAGTACGCCGACGAGTTCCTGAAGGCCAAGAAGCTGCCCGGCACGCTCAAGGTCTTCGTCAACACCTTCATGGCCGAGACCTGGGAGGACGCCGGCGAGTCGGTGGACGAGGACGAGATCTACCGCCGCGCCGTGTCGGAAGCCTGGGAGCCCAAGCCCGCCATCCCCGCCCAGGTGGCGGTCATCACCGCCGCGGTGGACCAGCAGGAGAACCGCCTGGAGGTGGAGGTGATCGGCTGGGGCCGCGACGAGGAGGCCTGGTCCCTGCTCTGGGTCCAGATCTACGGCGACCCCCTCCTGCCCGAGGTTTGGGCGCGGGCCGACAGCGTTTTGCTAGGCAAATTCACCACCGCCGACGGCCGCGAGTTGGGCATCCGCGCGGCGGGGGTGGACACCGGCGGCCCGGCCGGCGGCCCCGAGATGGCCTACGCCTTTTGCAAGAGCCGCTGGTTCCGGCGGGTCTGGGCCCTCAAGGGCAAGGCCCGCGGCCTGGGCGTGGAGGTGTGGCCGCCGCGCTTCAGCAAGCGCAACAAGGGCAACGTGCCCCTGTTCGTGGTCAACGTGGACGAGGCCAAGCTGGTGGTCACCGAGCGCCTCAAGATCGAGGCCAGGGGCCCCGGCTATTGCCACTTCCCCAAGGACCGGCCCAGCGGCTACTTCCGCATGTTCGGGGCGGAGAGGCTGGTCACCAAGTACCAGCGCGGGTTCCCCGTGAAACGCTGGCACCGCGCCAGCGGCCGGCCCAACGAGGCCCTGGACCTCTGGGGCTACAACTACGCGGTGCTCTGCGGCCTGCGCCGCCAGGGCTTCGACCTCAACCGGGAGTGCGACCGCATCGTCGCTCGCCGCTCGGCGGACCCGGCCGAGGGCCGGCCCGCCGCCGTGCGGCCCCTGCACGCGCCCGGCGCGTCCATGGCCCAGCCGGCCGACCCGTACCTCTAGGGAGCAAACATGGCAGACCTGGCCACCCTGAAGAGCCGCCTGGCCGAGGCCGAGGAGGCGCTGCACCTGCTCATGCTCGGGCAGCAGGAGGTGTCCGTGGGCTACGGCGACAAGCAGGTCGCCTACAGCCGCGCGGACCTCCCGCGCCTGGAGGCCTACGTCCGCAACCTGGAGGACCAGATCGCCCGGCGCGAGGGGACCGGCGGCCGCCGGCCCATCTTGGTGGAGTTCTGATGGACGACCTGGTGCGCAAATACCCCTTTGCCGGCGCGGCGGCGGTGGCGGCCGAGTTCAAGCTCAAGGCCGTGGCCCACGAGGCCGCCTCCTACGTGGACCGGGCCCTGTCCTCCTGGACGCCGCCGGCCGGCTCGGCCGACAGCGACCTGCTGCCCGAGCTGGGGGCCCTGCTGCCCCGCAGCCGCGACCTGGTGCGCAACTACCCCCTGGCCGCGGGCTTCATCCGCACCGTCCTGGACAGCGTGGTGGGCGCGGGCCTGCGCATCTCGGCCATGCCCGACTACCGCGCCCTGGGCCGGGACCGGGAGTGGGCCGAGGAGTGGTCCCGGCGGGTGGAGGCCCTGTGGCGCACCGCCACCGAAACGCCGGACATAGACGCCAGCCGCACCCAGACCATGGGCGAGATGGCCGGCCTGGCCTTCCGGCAATACCTGGAAAACGGCGCCGCCGTGGCCCTGCCCAAGTGGGACGCAACCGGCCGGCGGGGCGCGCGCTTCAAGACCTACTTTCAGCTCGTGGAGGCCGACCGCCTCTGCAACCCCAACGGCATGCCCGACAGCGAGACGCTGCGCGGCGGGGTGGAGATAGACGCCGAGGGCGCGCCGGTGGCCTACCAGATCCGCAACGCCCACCCCGGCGACGACGCCTATCTCCTGGGCGCCGGGGTTTGGGCCCGAGGGCGGCAGATGCGCTCGGCCCCGGGCGGCGTCCTGCTGGGCGCGGCCCTGCGCATGTGGGGCGGGGAGTGGACGCGCGTGCCGGCGCGCACGGCCTGGGGCCGCCGCCGGGTGATCCACGCCTACGACAAGGAGCGCCCCGGCCAAAGCCGCGGCAAGCCCTTCATGGCCGCGGTCATGACCCGCTTCCGCATGCTGGACCACTACCAGAAGACCGAGCTCAAGGCGGCCATCGTCAATGCCATGATCGCCGCTTTCATCGTCACCCCGCTGCAATCCGAAGACCTGGTGCAGCTCCTGGGCGGCGACCCCAAGGACATCGCCGCGGCCATCGAGCAGCGCCGGGCCCACAGCATCCCCCTGCAGGGCGGCGCGGTCTATCACCTGCACCCGGGCGAGGACATCAAGGGCTTCAATCCCACCCGTCCCGGCGGCACCTATCCCGCCTACGTGGACAACCTGGTGGGCGAGATCGCCCAGGCCCTGGGCATGAGCCCGGAGATGTTCAAGAAGGAGTTCTCCAAGAGCAACTTCGCCTCCGCGCGCATGTCCCTGCTGGAGACCTGGCGTTTTTTCCTGGGCCGCCGCGCCTGGCTGGCCGCCCAGTGGTACCAGCCCTGCTACGAGCTGCTCCTGGAGGAGTGGGTCAGCGACGGACTGGTGGACACGCCGCCCGAGGAGTTCTACGCCAACCGCACCGCCTACAGCCGCTCCCGCTGGATCGGCCCCGGCCGCGGCTGGGTGGACCCGGTCAAGGAGGCCACCGGCGCCAAGATACGCCTGGCCCTGGGGCTCTCCACCCTGCAGAAGGAGTGCGCCGAGCAGGGCGACGACTACGAGGAGATCGTGGACCAGGCCGTTTATGAGCGCCGGCTGCTGGCCGAGCGCGGCCTGCCGCTGCCCGACGGCCAGGTCTCGGTGCAGATCGTGGACGGCGGCGACGAGCAGACCGGCAAGGAGGACTAAGCCCGATGAAGCTTCCCTTTCTCTTGGCGCGCGCCTTCAACGCCCCCCTGATGATCGAGCCCCGCAAGCTGGCGAGCATCACCGCCGTGCTGGGCGAGCGCTTCGGCCTGGATTTCAGGGGGCCGGCGGACTGGCCCGGCGCCGCGCCGGCCTTGGAGGCCCAGGCCGGCGGGGGAGAGCGCAAGACTCGCGCGGGCCTGCGCCTCACCCCGGAGGGCGTGGCCGTGCTGCCCATCACCGGGCCCCTGGTCCACCGCCGCATGCCCATGGACGCTGAGAGCGGCGGCCCCACCGCCTACAAATCCCTCGCCTTCCAGCTCAAGGACGCAGTGGAAGACCCCGGGGTGCGCGCCATTCTCTTGGAGGTGGACAGCCCCGGCGGCGAGGCGGGCGGCGTCTTCCAGCTCGCGGATTGGATTTACCAGGCCCGCCAGACCAAGCCCATCTGGGCCATCGCCAACGAGGGCGCCTACTCCGCCGCCTACGCCCTGGCCAGCGCCGCCAGCCGCCTGCTGCTGCCCGCCACCGCCGGCGTGGGCTCCATCGGGGTTTTTTGGCAGCACATGAGTCAGGTCAAGTTCGATCAGGCCGTGGGCCTGGAATACCTGGTGATCCAAGCCGGCGCCCGCAAGAACGACTTCAACCCCCACTTCGAGGTGGACTCCGAGGCCGTCGCCTGGGCCCAGGCCGAGGTGGAGCGCACCTACGGCGTCTTCGTGGCCGCCGTGGCCCGCAACCGGAGCCTGGACGAGCAGGCCGTGCGGGACACCGAGGCGGGCCTGATCTTCGGCCCGGCCGCCGTGGAGGCGGGCCTGGCCGACGGCATCGCCGGCCTGGACCAGGCCCTGGCCGATCTCACCGATTACGCCACCAACCGGCTGGGCGGCGCACAGGGCGTTAGCCCGGCCGCCGGACCCACCGTAACCCGAAAGGAGGAGGCAGACATGACTGCCGAAGTCCAGAAGCCGGCGGCCGCGGCGTCCAACACCCCGGCCCCCGAAACCCAGGCCCAGGCCCAAGCGGCGCGGGACGAGGCCGTGCAGGCCGAGCGCCAGCGCGTCGCGGCCATCCTGGCCCTGCCCGAGGCCAAGGGCCGCGAAGCCCTGGCCCAGGAGCTGGTGTCCCAGGGCGCCAGCGTGGAGGCGGCCCAGAAGCTCCTGGCCGCCGCGCCCGCGCAGGCCGCGGAGACCCCCCTGGACCGCGCCATGCGCGGCGTCCCCAACCCCAGCGTGGGCGCCGGCGGCGGCGCGGAGGAGGGGCGGCCGCCCCGCCTCGCGGCCGTGATGGCCCGCCGCCTGGGCCTAACCCTTGACGGCAAGGAGGTGCGCTAATGACCGCGCTAAACGAGGCCCTGAACATCGGCGCCCTGCTCCTGCAGGAGGCCGAGCTGCGCCGCAGCCGTGAGGCCGTCACCCTCCTGGCCGGCTCCGGCGCTGCGCGGGAGCTGGTCTGCGGCCAGGTCCTGGGCAAGATCACCCACGGCGCCGCCGCCGCCGAGGCCGACGCGGGCAACACCGGCGACGGCGCCATGGGCGCCATCACCCTGGGCGCCCTGGCCGAGATAGGCGACTACAAGCTCAAGTGCCTAGTGGCCGGCTCGCCCACCCCCGGCGTGGCCACCGAGGACCACGCCGGCAACACCGGCGACGGCGCCATGGGCGCCATCACCGTGGGGGACCAGGCCCAGGTGGGCGACTACGTGCTCACCTGCATCGAGGCCGCGGCCAACGCCGGCGTGTTCCAGGTGGTGGCCCCCAACGGCTACCGGCTGCCCGACCTCACCGTGGGCGTGGCCTACGCCGGCGATCACCTGAGCATGACCCTGGCCGACGGCGACAACGACTTCATCGTGGGCGACAAGTTCACCATCACCGTGGCCCCGGTGGACGCCAACGTGGGCCTGTTCCAGGTGGTGAGCCCCAGCGGCTACGTGCTGCCCCCGCTCACCGTGGGCGTGGCCTACGCCGGCGATCACCTGAACATGACCCTGGCCGACGGCGACACGGACTTCGCGGTGGGCGACCTGATCACCATCACCGTGGCCGCCGGCTCCGGCAAGTGGGCGCCCCTGACCCCGGCCGCGGTGGACGGCTCGCAAAACGCGGCCGGCGTCCTGCTGTTCCCGGTCACCGTGCCCGACGGCGCGGACAAGCTCGGCGTGGCCCTGGTGGCCGACGCCGTGGTGCGCCTGGGCGCCCTGACCTGGCCGGACGGCATCACCGCCGGCCAGAAGGCGGCCGCCCTGGCCCAGCTCAAGGCCCTGGGCATCGCGGCCCGGGAGGAGGTGTAACCATGCCCGACAACATCCTCGACATCTTCAACCAGGACGCCTTCTCCACCCTGGAGATGACCGCGGCCATCAACCTGGTGCCCAACATGTACGGCCGCCTGAACCAGCTCAACCTCTTCCCGGCCAAGCCGGTGTCCACCACCGACGTGGCCATCGAGATGCGGGCCGGCACCCTCAACCTGGTGCCCAGCACCCTGCGCGGCGCGCCCGGCACCCCCAACCTGCGCGCCACCCGCAGCGTGCGCAAGTTCACCGTCCCCCACCTGGCCCTGGACGACTCCATCAAGGCGGACGAGATCCAAAACGTCCGCGCCTTCGGCTCCAGCAGCCGCCTGCTGGGGGTGATGGAAAAGGTGGCCGAGGTGCAGGACGAGATGGCCCGCAAGCTGTTCATCACCCTGGAGTTCCTGCGCAACGGCGCGCTGGCCGGCGCGGTCCTGGACGCCAACGGCGACACCATCCTGGACCTGTTCTCCGAATTCGGCGTCAGCCAGAAGACGGAGAACTTCAAGCTGGCCACCGAGGGCGAGAAGATCGTCACGCACATCAACGCGGTCAAGCGGCACATCGCCCAGAACCTCCTGGGCGACATGATGACCAACATCCGCGCCCTGTGCTCCCCCGGCTTCTGGGACGCCTTCATCACTCAGGCGGACGTGGAGCAGGCCTACAAGCTCTACCAGGGCGGCGCCAACCCCCTGCGCGACGACGTGCGCGCCGGCTTCCCCTTCCAGGGCGTCATCTGGGAGGAGTACCTGGGCCAAGCCACCACGGCCGACGGCACCACCAAGGTCTTCATCCCGGCCAACAGCGCCCTGTTCTTCCCCGAGGGCACCACCGCCACCTTCGCCACCTACTTCGCGCCGGCGGACTACATGGAGACGGTGAACACCCCCGGCCTGCCCATCTACAGCAAGCTGGGCCGGCGGGACACCTACGACAAGGCCCAGCCCATCGAGGCCCAGAGCAACCCTCTGCCCATCTGCATGCGGCCGGCGGTGCTGGTCAAGGGCACCAAGGCCTAAGCCCAAGCCGCTAAAGCGCTGACCCAGGGGCCGGCCTCCTCCGCGGGGCCGGCCCCTTTTCCTGGAGCCGTCGTGGTTGACTTCGCCCGCACCGCCCTGCGCGCCGCGCTGAAGGCCTTCGGCAAGGACTGGGACTACTACGCCCCCGGCCAGGACGAGCCCGCGGCCACCATCACCGGCGTCTTTAACCAGGCCCACGAAGTGGTGGAGTTGGAGGGCGAAGTGCCGGTGAACACCACCGCCCCCAGCATGCTGGCGGCCCTGGCCGGCGCCAACGTGGGCCCGGGCCTCAAGCCCTTCCCCGCGGGCCTGGCCCCGGAAAAGGGCGGCCGTTTCCTGGTGGACGGCGTGCTCTACTCAATCGTTGACCGCCACCCCGACGGCCAGGGCGGCATGCTGCTCTTGCTGCACGAGGTGACCGCGTGATCACGCCGCCCCGCACCCTGATCCGCCGCGAGGTGGTGAACGGCCTGATCAAGGAGCAGGCGGGCGAGCACCCGACCCCCGCCGGGGCGCGGGCCTGGCCGGCCCACGCGCTGCCCCTGGACTGGGAAGAGACCTACCCCCTGATCCTGGTCTATGACACCCGCGAGTCCGTAACCGGCGAGGTGGAGGGCGAGGACGAGCGCACCCTGGAGGTGGAGCTCGAGTGCTACGCCGCCGCCGAGAACGTCGAAACCCTGGAAGACCTCCTGGACCTGCTGGCCTTCGCGGCCGAGCAGGCGGTCGCCAACAACCAGGCCCTGTACCAGTGGGCCCATAGCGTCAAATACCAAGGCACAGACAAGACGCGCCACCACAAAGGCCGGACCTTCTACGGCCTGGCCGCCGTGCGCTTCCAGATCGCCTACATCGTCCGGCCGCTGGACGAGGGCAGCCTGGACGACTTCCTGCGCTTCCATGGTGAGTATGACCTGGCGCCGCCCGATCAGGTGGTGGACGCCACGGACGACATAAATCTACCGGCCCCGGAGGAATAACCCATGAACAACGACAATCGCGCCCACCTGGCGCCCGCGCCGGGCCTGGTGGTGCGGGACCCGGAAACCTTCGCGCCTCTGCCGCCCGAAGGCGCCCCCAAGCCCCTGAACAGCTACTGGCGCCGCCGCCTGCGGGACGGCGACGTCACCCAGGGCCAGCCGCCCGCGGCCAAGCCCGGCCGGACCCCCAAGGCCAAGGAGGAGTAAGCCATGCCTATCTCTTTCAACGAGATACCGATCTCCCTGCGCACGCCGGGCGCCTACGTGGAGTTCGACAACTCCCGGGCCCTGTCCGGCCTGCTGGGCATCCAGCAAAAGCTGCTGGTGGTCGGCCAGCGCCTGACCGCTGGCGAGACCGCGGCCGAGGTTCTCACCCGCGTGGTGTCCGAAGCCGACGCGGACCGCCAGTTCGGCTACGGCTCCATGCTGGCCCGCATGTGCAAGGCGGCCAAGGCCCAGAACCCCTACACCGAGATGTGGGCCGTGGCCCTGGACGACGCCGGCGCCGGCGTGGCCGCCGCGGGCAGCCTGGCCTTCACCGGCACCGCCACCGCCGCCGGCGTGGTGAGCCTCTATATCGCGGGCGTGCGGGTGCGCGTGTCCGTGGCCGTGGGCGACGCCGCCGCCGCGGTGGCCACCGCCGTGGCCGCGGCCATCAACGCCGAGACTGAGCTGCCGGTCACCGCCTCGGCCGACGCCGGCACGGTCACCGTCACCGCGCGGCACAAGGGCGAGGTGGGCAACTACATCGACCTGCGCGCCAACTACAACTGGGGCGAGTACCTGCCCGCCGGTCTGTCCCTGGCCATCACCGCCATGGCCAATGGCCAGGCCAACCCGGACGCGGCCGACGCCGTGGCCGTGCTGCCCGACGAGCAGTTCCACTACATCGTGATGCCCTACACCGACGCGGCCAACCTGACCGCGGTGGAGAGCGAGCTGGCCGACCGCTGGGGCCCCTTGCAGCAGATCGCCGGCCACTGCTTCACGGCCCACCCCGGCACCAGCGCCGCCCTGGGCACCCTGGGCAACACCCGCAACAGCAAGCACGTTACCATCATGGGCGCGGGCAAGAGCCCCAGCCCGCCGGAGATATGGGCCAGCGTGGTGGGCGCCACCGCGGCCTACTACTACAACATCGATCCCGTCCGGCCGCTGCAGACCCTGGTGCTCAAGGGCGTGCTGGCCCCCAAGGCCGCGGACCTGTTCAGCCAGTCCGAGCGCAACGTCCTGCTCTACGACGGCATCAGCACCTTCACCGTGGACAGCGGCGGCCACTGCATGATCGAGCGGCTCATCACCACCTACCAGGAGAACGCCTTCGGGGTGGAGGACCCGTCCTACCTGGACGTGAACACCATCATGACCCTGATATTCATCCGCACCCAGGTGCGCTCGCGCATCACGCAGGTGTACTCCCGCTACAAGCTGGCCGACGACGACGCGCGGGTGGGCCCCGGCCAGGCCGTGGTGCGGCCCAAGGACATCCGGGCCGAGCTCATCGCCCTGTTCACCGAGATGGAGAGCCAGGGCATAGTGGAGAACCTGGACCAGCTCGAGGCTGACCTGATCGTGGAGCGCGACGCCAACGACCGCAACCGCGTCAACGCCCTGTTGCCGCCGGACCTGGTGGGGCAGTTCCGCGTCTTCGCCGCCCAGGTCCAGTACCGGCTGTAAGGAGGAGATCAAATGGCCACCGCCAACACCCGCAAGATCACGGGCAAGCTCTACGTCCGCGTGGGCGGCGAGCTGCTGCCCATCACCAGCGAGGGCACCCACAGCGTCAAGGGCCTGGGCGGCCTGGAGCGCGAGACGGAGATGGGCCTGGACCAGGCCGTGGGCTACCGGGAAAAGGCCGTGGAGGCCTCCGTGGAGACCACCATCGCCCTCAAGGCCGGCTACTCCCTGGCCTCCCTGATCAAGATCGAGGACGCCACCGTGCAGGTGGAGTCCGACGCCGGCCAGGTCTACGTGCTGGCCAACGCCTGGTGCAAGTCCGTAGGCGACCTGGGCTCCGACGGCCGGGTCACCGTGGCCTTCGCCGGCCCGGCCTGGAAGGAAACCGCCACCTCCAACCAGGGCGCGGCCGCGGCCTAGGGAGCGCAAGCCATGAGCGACAGCAAGCCCGCGGCCCCCGCCGCCCCGGCCGGCCCGGCCGGTCCGGTCAAGGTCGCCCTGAGCCGGCCCATCATCGTGGCCGGCGAGCAGGCGAGCGAGATCACCATCAAGGAGCCCCTGCTCAAGCACTTCGAGGTCCTGGACCAGCTCCGCCTGGCCGTCAACGACTCCGGCGCCATGGAGCTGCGCAACCTGGGCAGCCTGGCCAAGGTGGGGGCGGAGCAGCTCGCCGGGCTCACCCCCGCCGAGGCCGCCCAGATCACCTGGCCGGACATGTTCAAGATCGCCCAGGCGGTGATGGGTTTTTTCGGCTTCTCCCTGCCGGAGATTGGCGCCACGCCGTCTGGGCGATAGCCGGCAGCTTCCCCCTGCACGAACAGAGCCTCTGGGAAATGCCCATCAGCCGTCTCGACTTCTGGCTGGAGGGGATCGCCTGGCTGCGCGGCCAGATGGAGAAGTGATTGCCCACCACCGCCGCCATAATCATCAAGGCCATCGACCACGCCACGGCCCCCATGCGCTACATCAGCCAGCGCTTCCAGGCCATGGACAAGCAGCAGCGCCAGGCCCTGAAGCGCACGGCCCAGGCCGCCGGCAGGTATGGCAAGTACCTCACCGGCATAGCCCTGGCCGTGGGCGCGCTCTCCCTGCGCCAGCGCGCGCAGACCGAGACGGCCCTGGGCGACCTGGCCTCCCTGGGCATCAAGAAGCTGGAGGCCCTGAGCGAGGCGGCGCGGGACTTTTCCAACCAGTGGTCCGGCACCACCGCGCCGCAGTTCCTCACCGCGGCCTATGACATCAAGAGCGCCATCGGCGACATGAGCGACGAGGGCGTGGCCGCCATGACCCGCTGGGCGGCGCTCACGGCCAAGGCCACCAAGGGCAGCGTGGGCGAGATGGCCGCCCTGTTCGCCAAGGGCTACCACATCTTCAAGGAGCAGTTCAAAGGCCTCAGCGACCTGGAGTTCGGCAAGGTCTTCGCCGCCGGCATCTCGGCCACCGTGCAGGCCTTCACCACCACCGGCCCGCAGATGTCCGCCGCCATCATCAACCTGGGCAAGGCGGCCACCAATGCCAACGTGCCCCTGGCCGAGCAGCTCGCCATCCTGGGCGCCCTGCAGAACACCTTGCCCGGCGAGCGGGCCGGCACCGCCTACACCGCCTTCCTGCGCAAGGCAGCCGCGGCCGGCAAGGCGCTGGGCCTGCCCTTCATCAACGCCAACGGCCAGCTCAAGACCACCATGGAAATCATGGACCTATTGCGCCGCAAGTACGGCGACAAGCCCACGGCCGTCGGCAAAATGGAGATACAGGAGGCCTTCGGTGAGGAGGCCACCCGCTTTGTTGACCTGCTGATCGGCAAAGCGGAGCTGCTGCGCCAGGCCACCGAGAAAAACAAGCAGGCCATGGCCGACGGCGGCATAACCGCCAAAATGGCCCAGGAGCGCAACAAGGGCCTGGGCGAGTCCTTCGGCAAGGCGGCGCAACAGGTAGGGAACCTGGCGGAGAAGATCGGCAAGGCCCTGGCTCCGGTGGTGCGGCCGCTGATCGGAATGCTCGGCCGGGCCGCGGTGCGCATGCAGGCCTGGATTGAGAAGCATCCCCTTTTGACTCGCGCCATCCTGATCGTCGCCGCCGGCCTGGGCGTGCTGATCTCCGTCCTGGGCGCGGCCACCGTGGCCATGATCGCTTTCAACACGGCCGCGTGGGCCAACCCCATCACCTGGATCGTGGCCGCCGTCATCGCCGCCCTGGTCGCCCTGGCCGCGGCCGTGGTGGTGTTCGTCGCCTACTGGGACGACATCGCGGCCTGGTGGAAAAGATTCTGGGCCGGCTTCGCGGACACCTCGATGGCTGTCCTGAGGGCCATCGCCGGCTTCTTCTTCCGGCCGGCGGACGCCGCCAGGGCGGCCGTGGACCTGATCACCGGCCACTGGTCCGGGATCAAGGGCTTTTTCGCCGGCCTGTGGACCTGGATAACCGAGTTCTGGGACTCCCTCGATCTGTCCGAGGCGGGCAAGTCCCTCCTGGCTTCCATGTGGGAAGGGCTCAAGGCCGCGTGGGAGGGGATCAAGGCCTGGTTCCGGGAGCAGATAGACTTCCTCTTCTCCTGGCTGCCTGACTGGGCCAAGGAAAAGCTGGGCCTCAAAATGGCCGCCACCGCGACCGGCCCTGGCGCCGCCGCCCCGTCCGCGGCCGCCGCGCGGGCTGTACCCGCGCCCGCGCCCCTGGTGGGCCGTAACACGGTTGACGGCGTGGTCAAGGTGGAGATATCCGGCCCACCGGGCACCCGCGTAACCCGCGTGGCCCAACGCGGCGACGCCGGGGTGGACGTAATGGCCGGGCTCACCATCGAGGGGCTGTACTGATGGGCTGGCGCGAAAAGCTGCAACCCGCCAGCTTCCGCGGGGCCAAGTTCCACGTGCGGCGGCACGGGGCCCAGGTGGGCCGGCGCCTGGTGAAGCACGAGTTCCCCTTGCGCGACCTGCCCTACAACGAGGACCTGGGCCGCAAGGCGCGCTCCTACAGCATCGAGGCCTTTGTCATCGGCAAAGACTATCTGGCCCCCCGCGACGCCCTCCTGGCCGCCTGCGAGGAGGCCGGGCCCGGCACCCTGGTGCACCCCTACCTGGGCTCCATGCAGGTCACCTGCGAGGGTTGCCGCGAGGAGGAGTCCCTCGAGGACGGCGGCTACGCGCGCTTCAGCCTGACCTTCGAGGAGGCCGGCGAGCGGCGCTACCCCGCCGCCACCCAGGACTTTGCCCAGCAGGCCGGCCAGGCGGCGGCCAACACCCGCAGCGTGTCCGGCGACGTGTTCGCCCAGGTCTACCGGACGGTCGGCCCGGCCTGGCTGGCCGCGGCCGCGGCCGGGGACATAAAGGCCGCCTTGCAGCTCGCGCGCGCGGTGGTCTCGGTGCTGCCCAGCCCCTTTGACCAGGCCAAGCTGGGGCCCTTCCTGGACCAGCTCGACGCGGCCGCGGCCGCGGCCGCGGCCTCCGCCGCCGCCGGCCCCTCCAGCGCGGCCGAGCTGATCGCCGGCGCCCTGGCGGGCCTGGGCGGGCTGGGCTCCTCTGGCCAGACCGGCGGCGCGGTGTGGGCCGCCCTGGAGGTGGGCAAGTTTGGGGCCGAGCCCGGCTCGGAGGAGGCCAGCGCCTTCGGCGGGACCCTGGACCCCGTGGCGGCGACCACCGCCAACCGCAAGACCCAGGCCGACAACCGCGCCGCGGTCAAGGCCCTGGTGCGCGAGCTGGCCGCGGCCGAGGGAGTGGACGCCGCCCTGGCCGCCGACTACGCCAGCTACCAAGAGGCCGCCGCGGTCCGCGACAAGCTGCTGGCCCGCCTGGACGAGCTGATGTTGGCCGCGGGTCATGACACCACGCCCGGCGCGGACCTGCGCTATGAGGCTCTGCGCGATCTCTACGTGGCAACTCACCGGGCCTTTGTGACCCTGGGCGCGGACCTGGCCCGGGAGGTGCCCTACCAGGTGCCCAACGGTGTCACCCCGGCCCTGGCCCTGGCCTACGACCTCTACGGCGATCTGGACCGCGCCGAGGAGATAGCCCGGCGCAACCGGGTGCGGCACCCCGGCGCCCTGCCGCCGGGCGAGACCTTGCAGGTGCTGAGTGTCTGACGACAACCGCGTGCAGCTCGCCATCGGCGGGGCGGTGTACGAGGGCTGGAAAAGCGTGCGGGTGAGCCTGTCCCTGGCCCGCCTGTCCGGGACCTTTGAGCTGTCGGTCAGCGACCGCTTTCCCGGCCAGCCGCAGCGGTACGCCTTCCGGCTCAACCAGCGGTGCACCGTCTCCCTGCGCGGCCAGCAGGTGATCTCCGGCTTCCTGGAGGAGATCGCGCCCAGCTTCGACAGGTCCAGTCACGAGCTGTCCCTGCGCGGCCGGGACGCCACCTGCGACCTGGTGGACTGCTCCATCGAGGGGCCGCCCACCCAGTGGCGCAAGCAGTCCCTGCTGCGGATAGCGCAGGACGTGTGCAAGCCCTTCGGCATCCCGGTGCGCACCGAGGCCGCGTCCCTGGGCGAGCCCTTCGACGACGCACGCACCAATGAGGGCGACACGGCCAGCGCCTTTCTGGTCCGCCTGTGCAAGCAGCGCGGGGTGCTGCCCCTGACCTACGGCGACGGCGCCCTGGCGCTCTCCAAGGCCGGCGCGCGCGGCCGCGGCGGCGACCTGGTCCTGGGCGACAACCTCCTGCGCGGATCGGCGGCCAGCACCAGCCAGGAGCGCTTCAGCCGCTACGTGGTCAAGGGCCACGGCCAGCGGGCCGGCCAGCCCGCGGAAATGCTCAGCGAGGCCGAGACCAAGCTTTTCCGCGACACCTACAACAAGCCCTCGGCCCTGGCCGCGGACTCGGCCGTGCCCCGCTACCGGCCCAAGGTGATCCTGGCCGAGGCCAAGGGCAAGCCCGAGGCCTACCAGGCCCTGGCCGACTGGGAGGCCGGGGTGCGCGCCGGCCAGAGCCGCCAGGCCGACTACACGACCCAGGACTGGGGCCCCAGCGCCGGCGCCCTGTGGCGGATCAACACCCTGGTGACGGTCCGCGACGATCTGCTGTCCACCTCCGGCGAGTGGCTGGTGGAGGCGGTCGCCTACAGCATGGACCCCCAGGAGGGCACCCGGGCCGAGCTAAAGCTGGTGCACCCGCAGGCCTACCTGGCCATGCCGGCCATCGCCCAGGCCATCACCGGGGGATTCGACTAGTGAACCTGACCGCCTTTAAGCGCCTGCTGGATCCGCTGCGCCAGCGCCTGCTGCTGCTGGTGGGCCGGGCGGTGATCAAGCTGATCGAGGAGGAGGGCGGCATGCGCCGGGTGCAGGCCGCGCTCCTGGCCGGCGAGGAGGCCGAGGGCCTGGACATATTCGAGCACTACGGCTTCGCCAGCCGGCCCCTGCCCGAGGCCGAGGCCGTGGTGCTATTCCAGGGCGGCGACCGCTCCCTGGGATACATCGTGGCCACCGACGACCCGCGCTACCGCCCCCTGGGCCTGCAGCCGGGCGAGGTGGTCATCTTCAACATGGAGGACAAGCTGGCCGAGGGCGAGGAGCTGCCCGACCCGCCCGAGGGCGCGCCGCCCGGCTGGCCGGCCATGCCCGAAACCGAGGACGACCCGGCCCCGCCCCTGTGCCGGATCCAAATCCTGCCCGGCCGCACCGTGCGGGTGACCTGCCAGAACTTCGAGGTCAACACCCTGGGAACCATCAGCCTGGCCGCCCTGGGCGGGATCAAGTGGGGCTACCCCGGCGACCAGACCGAGCTGCTGCCCGGCGGCGAGGGCCTGGGCCGCGTGGCCCGCGTGGGCGACTGCGTGGACGTGGCCGCCGGCTCCTCGGCCGGCAAGTGGCCCATTGTGGAGAGCTGCGACTGATGGACCTGGCGACCGAGTTCAATACCGACCATCTCAGCGGCGACCTGGTCCTCTCCGGCGGCGCCCTGCTGCAGGACGAGGGCCTACAGACCGCCGTGCTGCACAGCCTATTCACCGACCGCCGAGCCCTGGCCGACGACGTGCTGCCCGAGGGAGTCAACCGCCGCGGCTGGTGGGCGGACCTGACTCTGCCCGCCGAGGGCGACCAGTACGGCTCGCGCCTGTGGCTGCTGTTCCGGGAAAAGCAGACCGCCGCCGTATTGCGCCGCGCCGAGGAGTACGCCGAGGAGGCCCTGGCCTGGCTGATAACCGACGGCGTGGCCAGCCAGGTCAAGGTGGCCGCCGAGGTGGTGCGCCGGGGCGTGCTGGGCCTTTCCGTGGAGATACGCCTGGCGCGGGGCAACGTGTTCGTCGAGCAATACCTGCTGACCCTGGGAGGCTAGAGTGCCCTTCGAGCGCCCCACCCTGGAAGAGCTGATAGACCGGGCCGTGGCCGACGTGGCCACCCGCCTGCCCGGAGCGGACACCCAGACCCGCCGCGGCAACCTGGTTGTGCTGCCCCGGGTTCACGCCGGCGCCGTGCAGGGCCTCTACGGCTACCTGGAGTGGATATCCCGCCAGGTGATGCCGGACACGGCCGAGGACGAATATCTGGAGCGCTGGTCCAACGTCTGGGGCGTGGTGCGCAAGCCGGCCGCCTACGCCGCCGGCGCCGTCACCGTCTCGGGCAACGTGGGCGCGGTGGTGCCCGCCGGCGCGGTGCTCACCCGGGCGGACCTGGCCCGCTTCGTGGTGCAGGCCGAGGTCGCCCTGGCGGCGGCCACGGCCATTGTGCAGGTGCAGGCCGAGGAGGCCGGCGCCGACGGAGACACGGACGCGGGCGCGCCCATGTCCTTCGTCTCGCCGGCGGCGGGCGTCAACAGCGTGGCCTCGGTGGGCGAGGACGGCCTGGCCGGCGGGGCCGACGCCGAGACCGACACCGAGCTACTGGCCCGCCTGCTGATGCGCATCCAGGAGCCGCCTCGGGGCGGCGCCTCGGCCGACTACGTAGCCTGGGCCCTGGAGGTGCCGGGCGTCACCCGGGCCTGGGCCTACGCCAACCACCTGGGCCTGGGCACCGTGGGGCTCTGCTTCGTTTTGGACAACAAGGCCGGCGCCATCATCCCCGACGCCGGGGAGGTGGCCGCCGTGCAGGCCTACATTGACGAGCGCCGGCCGGTCACCGCCCAGGTCACCGTCTTCGCGCCGGTAGCCGCGCCCCTGGACTTCGAGATCTCCTTAACCCCGGACACCACCGCGGTGCGCGCTGCGGTGCAGGCCGAGCTGGCCGACCTGGTCGCTCGCGAGGCCGAACCCAGCGGCGCCTTGCTGCTGAGCCATATCCGCGAGGCCATCAGCATCGCCGCCGGCGAGACGGACCACAGCCTGATTTCGCCCGCGGCCAACGTGCAGGCCGGCGCAGGGGAGATCATCACCATGGGCGCCATAACCTGGAGCTAGGCCGTGCCCCTCTACGACGCCGACGGCTACACCGCCATTTTGCAGGGCCTGCTGCCCACGGGCGCCGTCTGGCCCCGCGACACGGAGGCGGTGCTCACCAAGCTGCTGGCCTCCTGGGCGGCGGAGTTCGCCCGGGTGGACGGCCGCGCCGATGACCTGGTGGACGAGGCCGACCCGCGCACCACCCTGGAGATGCTCTCCGACTGGGAGCGGGTCTGCGGCCTGCCCGACGCCTGCTCCGGGCTGGACGCGGACACGGTGGCCAAGCGGCGGGGGGCGGTGGCGGCCAAGCTCACCGAGCGCGGCGGCCAGACCCCGGCCTACTTCGCGGCCCTGGCCGCGGCCCTGGGCTACCCCATCACCGTGCACGAGCTGCGGGCCTTCACCACCGAGTCAACCTGCGACGAGAACGTGGGCGACGACGTCTGGGCCTTTGCCTGGGAGGTGTGGGCCTCGGGCGTGGTGCGCGGCTACCTGGCTGCGGACGGCTTTTGCTCCGACCCGCTTTCCTGGTGGGGCAACGAGACCCTGGAGTGCATGATCCGGGCGGCCGCGCCGGCGCACACCCTGCCCCTGTTCATCTACGAGCACTGGTGGCTGACCGAGGACGGCCAGGCCATCGCCACCGAGGACGGCGAACAGATCGTCCTGCCCATATGAGGAAGCCATGTCCGTAAGAATCTCAGAGCTGCCGGTGGCCACCGCCCCTCAGCCCGACGACGAGATGGTCATCAACCAGGGCGGCGCCACCAAAAAGGTGCCCTGGTCCGAGGTCTCGCCGGACGTGGCCAACATCAACGAAAAGGTGGCCGCGGCCGAGGCAGCGGCCACCAACTCCCAGACCGCGCAGGGCCTGGCCGAGGATGCAAAAGCTGCGGCGGAGCAGGCGGAGACCAACGCCGAGGCGGCCGCGGCGGCGGCCGAGGCAGCGGCGGCCACGATCCCGGCCATCGCCCCGGGCGACGCCGGGAAGGCGGTGGTTGTAAAGGGGACCGAAGACGGCTACGAACTGAGCGCCACCGCTCCCGCAACCCAGGCATATGTGATCGAAGCCCTACAGCGTGCGGGCGCTTTGTAAGGAGGGAGATATGGCCTATATCCACAAGTGGCTGGCGGACCCGTCCTATGCGCCCAGCACGGCCGCGGCGCTGATCGACAACGGCGCGAACAAGCGCAGCATGCCTCGCTGCATCATCATGCACAACACCCATACTGCGGCGCTGGAGATCGAGTTGTACGCCGTCCCGGCCTCTGGCGGCGCGCTGGGCGCAGCTTCCGCGGCCAATCGTTTCCTGAAGAAGTCAATCCCCGCAGGCGACACCCTAATCTTTGAGGCTCCGGGCCAGGGCTTGGTCCTGGACGCTGAGCACGACAGCATCCAGTACTACTGCGCCACCCCAAGCAAGATTGTGACTATGGCCTTCGGGGGGGAGGAGGACACCTAATGCCGCTGCGGTTGCCCGGACCGGCGGACGGCTGGAGCCGCCTGGCGCAGGCGGGGCTGCGGCTGAGGTCCGCGCCGCAGATTTTCGACCGCAACGGCACCATGGCGGCGCAGTACGAAGACCCCCAAAACGTCACCATCGCGGCCGTGGATATGACCAAGGCCCTGCTCTTTCTCTCGGGTGGAGTGGTCGCGTCGCGACCACTCATTTCCGGGCAGCTAACTGCCCCCACAAACGCGCTGGTCACGGTCCAAAACATAGACAACGTGACTTCCCTTTACGCATACCGGCTGGTGGTGGCCGAATTCGAGAATATCGAGGTGCAGCGCGGCACCCTCTCCTATAGCTGTTCAGCCGCCACCTACAACACGGCCCAGACGGTGAGCATCAACCCGGTGCCTCTCGATCGGGGGTTCCCGGTGCCCGCGGGGGCGCACCGCTCCGACGCCGCCTCGGGCGGGACGGGGCCGGCCTTCGCCGGTTTCTGTCAGAGCCTGATTAACGCCCTGGCCTTTTCTTTCGGCAACGCGGACGCCTCCGCCCGCACCATCGTCTGCCCCTGGCAGATCGCCAGGGTCTATCACGCTTAGGGAGTAGGAGTGAGGATGCACGCCTATTTTTTCATTCAGCCGGACGGCCAGATAGTCTCCCGCGTGGTGTACCAGGAGCCTCCGGCAGAGGTGCCCACGCCAGAGGGGCTGCTCGCCTTTGCGACCACAGAGGCGACCCTGCTGGACGCTCCGTTTGAGGCCCTGGCGGTGAGCATCGGCGGCGGCCAGGTGCAGGCCGTGGCCCTCAAGCCGCGGGTGATCTTCACGCCCGACAAGTGGGTCATCGTGGCGGCGGACCCGCCCGTGGATAAGGCCGTGGTGGGCGTGCGGGTGGAGGGGGCCGATCCCATGCCGCCGGCCATCGCTGTGGACGTGAATGGCCTGGAGGAGACCGTGGCGCTAACGGAGGGCGTTGGCTCCCTGGAGGTCTATGCCCGCCAGGCCTGCAACCCACAGATCAGCGTAGTGGACGCCGCCGCCTACTACGACGGCGGCGGGATAACCCTGACTGCGGAGGCAGCCGGTGCCTAAGAAACCCAAGAAGGACAAGGCCGAGCGGGACGCCCAGGGCCGCATCGTTTGCTACTCCGGCCTGGAGGCGGACCTGATGGCGGCAGGCGTAAAAAAGCAGGACGTGGACAAGGTGCTGGCGGTGGTTAAGGCCCACGGGGCCGCGGCCACGGTTGAGCATTTATAGTCGAAGCCCCCTAAACAACCAGCACTCGCTTACGTCTCCCTCTCCCCGGCCACTGCCCGGCAGGGAAGCTAAGGAGTCACTATGCACAGAATTGACGAGCCCGGGAACATCGCCGGCCAGTTCACCCTGGGCAATCCGGCCACCGGCACCCCGCCCACCCGCATCGGCGCGGACTGGCCCAACGCGGTGCAGGAGGAGATCTGCGCCGTCATCGCGGCCGCCGGCATCACCCTGGACAAGGAAGACCAGGCCCAGCTCCTGGCGGCCATCCAGACGCTGATGAGCGCAGGCAGCGCGGAGGTGGGCGAGCCCCGGGGGTTCTTCGCCGAGACCCCGCCCGACGGCTGGCTGGAGGCCGACGGCAGCGCCGTGAGCCGCGCCACCTACGCGGCCCTGTTCGCGGCCATCGGGGTGATGTTCGGCAACGGCGACGGCTCCACCACCTTCAACCTCCCGGACCTGCGCGGCCGCTTCCTGCGCGGCTGGGACCACGGCGCCGGAGTGGACCCGGACGCGGCCTCCCGCGCCGACCGCGGCGACGGCACCACCGGCGACCACGTGGGCACCAAGCAGGCCCACGCCCTCGAGGAGCACGAGCATAAGCTCGACGTGGGCGTGGACACCGGCTCGGACCAGATGGCCTACAAGGCCGACAACGTCTCCACCACCCTCAACCCCCTGCCCAACAACGTGGTGGCCACCGCCGGCGCCCACGTGGCCAACGTGTCCCAGAACGAGACCCGTCCGGTGAACATCGCCGTGATGTGGTGCGTCAAATACTAGGAGGACCCCATGCAGATTTGGGACTATGACCGCAATACGCACGAGCTGATCGGCAACCCCGCTGGCCGCCCGGCCCGGGAGGACCCCCTGGAGACCAAAAAGGCCGGCGAGCCGCGCTACACGGTCCCCGCCTTTGCCACCGACGTGGAGCCGCCGGCCGCCGCCGCCAACCAGAAGCCGGTGTTCGACCCCGCGGCCGGCGCCTGGAGCCTGGTCCCCGACTACCGCGGCAAGGCGTTTTACGACCCGGCCACCGGCGAGGCGGCCGCCTGCGCCCTGGGGGCCGAGCCGCCCGAGGGCTGGCCGGATACGCCCCCGCCCGCCGGCCTGGTGGGCCCCGCCTGGGACGGCGCCAAGTGGGTGGGCGACCTGGCCCTGGCCAAAAAGCTGCGCTACCGCGAGCTGGAGCAGGCCAGCGACGCCTACCTGAGCGAGCGGGGCTATTCCTCGGCCTGGCTGGTCAAGGCCATGGAGGCCCGCTACCTGGCCCAAGAGCTGTTCGACGACCCGGCGTCCACCGCCGCGCAGAAGAACGAAGCCGCCTCCGCCCTGGAGCGCTTCAAGACGCTGCGCGCCTGGATGATGGGCACGGTGCGCGCCTACTTCGTGGCCCGGGCCCAGGAGATTTACGCGGCCCAGACCGCCGAGGAGGCGTCGGCGGTGGCCTGGGACTTCGGCGCCCTGGACGCCAGCGACCCCGGGGTGCGCCTGGGCACCGAGATTTACCCCAAGCTGGACCAGGCCGGCGCCGCCGGCAAGCTGAGCCGGTAGCGGGCGCCGCGAGGTCTTTCCCCGCAAACTCGAGAGCCACGCGGCCGCGACAAGATCGGGGCGCGGTCCGCCCTGCCCAGAGACAACCACGTTGGGGGGGCCTCGCCAATGACCCTAGCGCAGCAGATATTGCTCACGATAGCGGCCGCCGTGGCCAGCGGCCTTCTGGTGCACCTGATCAAGGAGTGGCGGGCTCAGGCCAAGCGGGGCCGCCAGGCCGATGAGCACCAGGGCCTGGTGACCACCGGAGACTGCGAATTGTGCAGGGAGGAGCAAAGCCGGGAGCTGCGCGTGGGCAGCGACCTGTTCCGGCTGATCCTCGAGGGCCAAGCGCTGCACACCCAGGCCCTGATCCGGCTCTGCGACAACGACGACGGGTGCCGCGAGCTGCGGGCCAAGCTGCAAGATTACCTGGGCCGGCTGGCCACCCGCCAGATCGGGGGAAGGTGACATGTCGCCCGCCGCCGCCCCGCTCCCCTACGAAACCACCACCGCCGTGGTGGAGCGCGTCCTGGGCTACATGATCGAGATCAGGGTCCAGGCCCAGAACTTCGGCCTGCCGCCCGAGATCGTGGCCGGCGTGATCTGCCAGGAGTCCCACGGCATCACCTGGGCCCAGCGCCACGAGCGGGGCTACCGCTGGCTCTGGGGCGACGACCCCGGCGAGAACCTGGTCCGACCGCCCCTGGAGTCGCTCAATACCGAGATGGTCAACCAGGCCCAGTCCTGGGGCCTGATGCAGATCATGGGCGCCACCGCCCGCGGGGAGGGCTTCCGCGGCTGGTTCACCGAGTTGTGCCAGCCGGACGTGGGGCTGTTCTGGGGCTGCAAGCACCTGGCCTGGTGCGTCAGGCGCTCGGGCGGCGACCTGCGCACCGGGGTGCGCCGCTACAACGGCGATCCGCGCCTGCCCCAGACCGACAGCTACGCCAACTCGGTGTACTGGTGGGCCGGGCGCTTTGAGCAGAGGCGGCAATGATGGCGGCTGAGGCCCCGGCCCTGCGCGACGGCGCGGAAACCAGCGAGTACCGGCTGACCGTGCGGGCGCTGGTGGCCGGCCTGGCCATGGCCGGCTGCGGGGTGCTCCTGGCCCTGGCCGGGGCCCTGCTGGCCGCCGAGCCCGCGCACGCCCGCGACCTGATGGACCTGGCCCGGACCTTGATCTGGGCCGGCGTGGCCACCCTGGGCGGCCCGACCGTCAACTACCAGCTCAGCCGCACCCGGCTGAAAGCGAGCCTACCCGGCCCCACGGGGCCAAGAAAAAGGAGCAAGGAATGAAGCGGTCGCTGATCATCGTGGCCGTGCTGGCGCTCACCCTGGCCCTGCTGGGCGGGTGCGCCACCAACAAAATGAACGTGCCCCTACGGGACGGCGATGGAAAGATGATCGCGGGGACGGATGGCAAGCCCATCATGCAAACCTACGACCTCAGCGACTCCGCCGTTTTTCACCAGGTGCAGAACGAGTTGGCCAAGCTGCGCAAGCCCGTGGCCGAGGTGGTCTTCCCCCAGGGTGGGACCGTCCCGCCAGGCATGACCATAACCGTCTGGGGGCCCAACGGCCTGCCGCAAATCGCGCAGTACAGGGAGCCGTGGCTAGAGGCCTTCAAGGCCGGCTCCGGCATCTTCGGCATGGGCTGGCTGGGCTATGTCTTGGGATGGGGCCCCAACACCCAGCGCGGCGGCGGCAACACCTACAACGTGAGCAACTCCGGGGCCAACAGCTCCGTGGTCAACGCGCCCAGCGCCGGCGCCATCACTCCCAGCGTGAGCGTTCCCACCACCACGACCACCACCCCGGCGCCCTAGCATGTTCTGCGCCCTCTCGCCCCGATACGGCCGGGACTACTGGCTCGGGGACGCGGCCTTCACCCGCCGGCCCGGCGACTACCTGAGCGACGGCATAGCCCTGGACGGCTACCGGGCCCTGGTCCTGGCCGGCGAGCTGGTGGCCAGCCACGCGGCGGTGATCATCAGCGCGACGCACCTGATCGAGGCCGTGACGCCCAAGGTGCGCCGCTGGCCCATCGCCGAGTACGTCCGCGACCCGCGCACGCTGTTCTGGGTCCGGCGGCCCCTCAGCCAAACCCGCGCCTCGGCCGAGGTCATGGCCCGCTTCGCCGCCGGCCTGGAGGGCGAGCCCTACGACGTGAGCGCCATCGCGGGGCTGCTGTTCAGCGATCGGGACGACCAGGGCGCCAACCCCAACCGCTGGGCGGACGACGGCGAGTGGATATGCTCCCGCCTGGTGGACATGGCGCTCAGGTTCAGCGACGGGGCCCGACCCGCGCCCCTGCCCGAAATGTTCACCCGCGTGCACCCGACGTGGCGCACGCCCCAGGGCCTCAACGGCGCTCCCATCTGGGAGCCCGAGATCACCGGCCCGCCCGCCTAACTCCTTTCCCTTCCCCCCGCGCCGGGGGCGGCGCCCGCAGCACGCCGCCCCCGGCGCCCCTCTCGGGGCCGCAGCGCCCCACCTCCTGCTCGTTTCTCCCAAAACAACTACGCCTGTATAGTTATTTTTATGTTGACGGGGATATAGCTATATAATATAGTTGTAGCCAGATAAGCGGCTGGCAGCGAGCCACCGCCACCAGCCGCGGGGCACAACCTCAAACAGGGAGATGAGATCATGCCCAGCAACGATAATATCAGATACGAGAGCCAGAGCCTACCCGCCCACGCCATTGCGCTCGCCTACCGCGATGGCCAGAGCATCGGGAGCTACCGCGCCCGCCTCCTGCTGAAGGAGGACGGCCGCATCCTGCTGGAGCCCGAGGGCGACCCCCTCTGGCACGACGACGGCACCAGGATGGATATCTGGCACCGGCAGACGCTGCACTGGGGCATCCCCTGCGACGCCGCCGCGGATGATCTGGAGGAGTTGCTGGCCGATCCCGAGAGCGAGCTGCACCGGCTGTTGGCGCGCATCCACGCGGGGCACACTGTGGAGTGGGACGGCTCCAACCATCGGGGCCGCGTGAGCGAGGACGCCCAGGAGGCGGCCGACGAGCTGGGCTACTGGCTGGAGAGCGACTATCCCCGTTACGAGGGGATGCCCGTGGGGGACGCCCACTATTGGATCAGCGCTGACGGCAACCGGAGCGCGCTGGATATATTGACTGATCTACTGGAGCGGGAGCGCGCTGCGATCACGGAGGAGACGCTGCCCGCCCAGGACGCCCTGGCGGCCCTGATCCGCGAGTACGCCGAGGGAGAGGCGATCCTGTGGGATATCGAGGAGGCCGCCGCGCAGATACTCAGCGAGGCGCGGGAGCAGATCGAGGCGCGGGAGGAGGAGTAATGCCCGCCGTTGATGAGTGCCACGCCCCGCGCTGCGTTGTCTGCGGCGAGCCCTTGCCCGCCGGCTCCCGGAGCAATACGTGCTCGCCCGAGTGCCGCCAGGAGCGCCGCCGCCAGAGTTGGCGGGCCTACTATTGCCGCAGACAGGAGGCCGATCCCGAGCACAATCGCCGGCGGCACGCCCGGCGGAGGGAGCGACTGCTGGCCGATCCCCAACTGCTGGCCGATCATCGCGCGCGGGAGAGGGAGCGCGAGCGGGCCCGCATGCGCGATCCACAGTATCGGCAGAGGGCCAGAGCCCATGCACGGACGCGCTATGCCAGAGATGCTCAGCGCGTCCAGGCCAGGCGGCGGGAGATTGCCGCCATCCTGCCACCACAGGAGGCCGACCGCCGGCGCGAGCAATCCCGTGCCCATGGCCGGCGCTATCGCCGTAAGTGGCGCCGCCGGCTGTGGGCCGATGCCGGCGCGCACCGCGCCTACAAACGACAGATGGCCGAGTATCGCCGCCGGGCGGCCCTGCGCAATCTAGTCGGAGTTGTCGCCCCCATCCTGGCCGAGCGCCGGGACAAATTAGAGGAGTAGATCATGCCTCAATTGCCCACGATCACACCGGAGGAGATCGCGGCCCTGCCCACCGAGCAGCTCCGGGCCGAACTGGCCCAGGCGCTGGAGGTGTCCGCTGCGTCCCTGCTGCGGCTGGCCATGATCTGGCGCGAGCTGGAGCGCCGGGGGGAGGATCTCAGCGATCTGCGCACCGGGCTGGCCGTCTATTTACCCGCCATTGCCGCGGGCGAGATCATGCCCGAACTGGTGGTGCGCTACGCCGGCAAACGCATGCTCCTGCGGGCCCTCAGCCAACTGCCCCTGGACGAGCAGGGACGCTATGCCGGCGACGCAACGGTGCCATTGGTGCGCCGGGACGCGCATGGCCAGCCCCAGCGCCAGGACGTGCCGCTCTCGGCGCTCAGGGCGGGCGAGATCGGCCTGGTGTTCGGCCCCGACGGCATCCGCCCCTGCGCGGAGCAAGAGGCGCTCCTGACTCGGCGCGGCCTACGCCGGCGCCGGGCCCGGCCTCCGGTGCTCATCGAGCCGGACGCCGGGAGGCTACGAGTGGGCAACGCTGTAGTCAGCCGCGGCGATATTGTGGCGGCCCTCGCCTCGGCCATGCCTCCGGGCAGGGAGGCCACTCCGGAAATTTCGCTGCCCCTGGGGCTCTCACGAAATGAGATATGCGCCCTACAGCGTCAGGCCGGCCGGGCGGGGCTGGGCGTGCAGGAATACGTGCGCGCCGCGCTGGCCCTCACGGGAGCATTCGATGACGATGAGGAGGTGATCGATGCCCAATAATCCCACCACGTTCGCGCTGGCCGGCCCGGAGCGCGCGCGCCTAGAGCGCGGCGCGGGGACCATGGCCGATCAACTGCGCGAGGATATCGCCGTGGTCGAGGCCCTGGAGCGCGTGGGCCGGCGCGCCTGGGCCGGCCTGGCCGAGGCCGAGCAAAATTATCTGCGAGATCTCCTGGGCAGCACATGGATGGAGCCGGCCAGCATCCCCAGCCTGCCGGCCATGCTGGCCATGGAGGTGGAGGACGGCGCCGCGCTGGACGGCCTGGACGCTAAATGGGAGGTGGATGCCAAGACGCTGGCGGGCAAGCTGCGGGCGATGCACCCGGCGGACGCATGGGCGATCTATAAGCAGGCGCGGGGGGCGTGA